ATGCAGAACACACCGCTTGACGGTTTGAAGGTGGTTGAACTGGCCCGTATTCTGGCAGGCCCGTGGGTCGGTCAGACGCTTTCCGATCTGGGAGCGGACGTTATCAAGGTCGAAAGCCCGGAAGGCGACGATACGCGCAAATGGGGGCCTCCCTTCATTGAAGTCGAAGGCGAGAAGTCGGCTGCCTATTTCCATGCCTGCAATCGCGGCAAACGCTCGATTACAGCGGATTTCCGCTCGGAAGAAGGGCAGGAGCTGGTGCGCCGCCTCGCGGCCGATGCAGATATTGTCATTGAGAATTTCAAACTCGGCGGCCTCGATAAATATGGACTTGATTATGAGAGCCTCAAGGCCGTCAATCCGCGCCTTATCTACTGCTCCATCACCGGTTTCGGCCATGATGGCCCTTATGCCGAAAGGGCAGGTTATGACTTCATGATCCAGGGCATGGGCGGGATCATGGATCTGACTGGCGAGCCGGACCGTGAACCGCAGAAGATCGGCGTGGCTTTTGCAGACATTTTCACCGGCCTTTATAGCGTGATTGCCATCCAGTCGGCGCTGATCATGCGCCAGCGCACGGGCAAGGGGCAGCACATCGATATGGCGCTGTTCGACTGCATGTCAGCAGTTCTCGCCAATCAGGCCATGAACTATCTGGCTTCCGGCGTATCCCCGAAGCGCATGGGCAACGCACATCCCAATATCGCGCCATATCAGACGCTGCCGGTTTCCGACGGCTATTTCATCATCGCTTGCGGCAATGACGGCCAGTTTGGCCGGCTGGTCGGCCTGTTGGAGCTTGCTGAGCTTGCGAGCGACGAACGTTTTGCCACCAATGCTGCCCGTGTCGCGAACCGGACGGCACTGACAGAACGGCTGGAAGAGCGCACGCGGCGATGGAAGCGCGACGACCTTCTGGCGCGTCTGGAAAAGATCGGCGTTCCGGCCGGGCCAATCAACTCGGTTGCCGATGTCTTTGCCGATCCGCAATTCATCGCACGTGGGATGAAGATCGATCCGCAGGGCGTACCGGGGTTGCGTACGCCGATCCGCTTCTCGGATGCCGAACTGAAAACCGACCATCGCTCACCCAATCTGGGCGAACATAGCGAAATGATCCGATCTGAACTGGATCGCAAATGAAGTGATCAACCCCGCTCCGGCGGGGTTTTCTTTGCGCTGGAGAAGCACTTTCTTAAGCCGGAAAACAAAAACGCCCGAAAGGGCGTTTGCTTAAAATCTAACGATTTCAATTCTCTATAAAGAGAATGGTGCGGTCGAGAAGATTTGAAAAGTCGCCGCATAACCCGGAAAAGGTGGGTTTAGGTGTCCCACGTGTAATTAATTTCACGCAATACGTTTCAATAAGATAGCATCACGGTGTCCCACGGACGGTTGGTATTATCCACGGGTTTCTTCGGCTGTGGAAAAGCCAGAAAAGCAGACCGGTAAAACGCAAAAAATCCCCGCCACCTTTCGGCAGCGGGGCATATCCTTGGGAGGATTAATAGGCTTCAGATATTTCTACGGAGGGGAGTGGCGAGCGTAGCAGGCGTAGCTTGCGGCAGTGGACCACCCGTTCGGAGAGAGCTGGATTATAATCTCGTCTCGGGGTGCCATACTTTCGATCAGCTGAAACACCGGCCGGTGAACAAGGAATGCGAGGAAGGCGAATAGCACCACCCACCCAAACATCCGATCGCCAATGCATGAAGATTCCGTAGGTCGTGTCATTTTCCACCTCTGAGTGCGCGAACGAAATCGAGCAGTGTCTTCCCATCGATGTTCGCGGTGAACCGTGTGAGCGCATAGCCCATCATGGCAAACAGACCGGCCACACCATTTCGGTAAGTGCCCGGTTCCAACTGCATGAAGTCGATGAAGGGGTCCGCCAAGACGGTGGCGCAAAACAAACCAGCTGCGACACGGGTCACAGCCACGAGGAACGAATGCCGCTCCGATGACAATACCGAGACAATCAACCCTCCGGCCGTCGCCAGCATAAAGCCCATATGCTCTTTAAAAAGATCGTTCATTATTCCCGCGCCCTTCTTGCGCCTTCATCGAGCCGCTCCCATTCAGTCGCCAGCACATCGAGATCCTTGGAGGGCGCGGCCTGTTCAAGGTAATCGAGTATTGCCTGCTGTCTGGATGCCGGCGTCGGGGCAGGGCACGCCCGCCCCAATGCCAAGTCAGTCTGCTGCCCCGATGCGGTCACGCAGCCTGCGAGCGACATCAGAAGCAGTACCCCTATCGGCCATGTCATTTTCACGTTGCACATCGGCTTTGCCCTGCAGCTGCTTCGATATCTCGCTCACGGCATCGGCTGCACCGAGATCCTTCAAGGTGCGCTCATAGCGCCAGTCCTTAACCAGATCCCGGATTAGCGAGGCCAGCGCTCCTGCCAGTACGGATAGGAGAGCTTCAAGCACTGCCGCCACCTTTGCCCTTCGGCTTCTCGTCGTAAGGCACGAGCTCGGAAACGGCTGGATAAACATTCAGCTTTGCTTCGAGGAGATCGCCCAGGCGCTCAGGAGTCAGGCCGAAGAATTTCACTGCGTCCGGTGCAGACTTGAAAACGTAGTCGATAGCGGCGGCGAGCACTGCGCTCTTCACATTGATCGAAGCCTTATTGGCTTTGTCTTCGAGACGGTTGAGCCCGAAGTTGACTGCGTTCTGCAGCGTGGTCTGCAAGGCGTCTCGATGACTGGCTTCGATGTTCAAGCCCGTAAGCTTTGACCATTTCACGAGGAGCCAACCTACTGCCGCAGCGACAAGAGCGAATGCCGCTTCCTGAATGTACGGCATGAAGACGTCGAAGATTGTCGAGGCCTTCACCGATGTCGCTGCGTCCTGCGCCAGAGCACCGGCAACCGCACCGATGAGGATGAAGGCTGCGCCAACCAGCGCGAGGACGACATACGCGGAAAGCGCTTTGATGGAATAGTTCATGGGGATTACTCCTTAAAGGACCGCCTGGGCGGCTGATTGGTCAGGCGAGGTCAGCTTCGAGACTGTCGAGCAGCCTGCGGATCTCTGCGATTTTCTGACGCTTCGGGTTCGGCTTGGTGTCTGTCTCGACTGCCGGGCCGTCGACCACATCGAAGTCGCTGCGGTCAGCCCATACGAGATAGCCAGCCGGAGTCTCGATCTGGATGAGCATCCCATCGACCGCGACCACTTCAACAGTCGTGCCTGCGGGGATACTTCCGGTGTCCGGGCCACCCTTCTGCGTTCGGGTTTTGGCGAGGGTGACGGCTTGGGCCATGCCGCCGACGGGCATAGGCTCGAGAGCGACCGTAGAGCCGCCCTTCATGCGCGCGGAAACCTCCGAACGCATGCGGTTGCCAATGTGGGTCGCGCCGGTAATGCTACCGTCGAATGGCAAGCGGGTAACGTCCCACTTGTTTTTCTGCTTGATACCAAGGTTCGTCTGGACCTCGGCGTGAAACAGGATCGTCTTCGGCGTGACCTCGATCCCGTAGGTGGCAGCCAGCTCGGCCACGGCTTCTACCAGAGCATCCCATTGCACTTTCGTGATCGGATACTTGCCGGCATTGAACGGCGACTCCACAGCCCCGGCCATACCGCACATCGAGATCCCGATAGAATCCGTATTGCAATTGAGCGTGTGCGCCGCATAGCTATCGGTCAGCTTGCCGGAGTTCGCCGCAATGGAAGCGATCCCTCGGACAGTCGACCCGTCACCCTGCACGAGGATGTGATAAGCCTTCTTGTCGACGTCGTTGGCAGTGTTCGTGCCAGCCGTCCAATGGCAGATGATCCGCTTCATAGGGACGTGCGGCATCCATTGCGCCGGAATGCGCGACATGATGATTCTCCTGAATGATGTTCGGTGTGCCCGCCCGCTCCGGGTGGAAGGGGAAGCAGGCGGGCTACGTCATCCCGCGAGGGAGACGATCAATCCCACAGGGTCTTGAACGACTGAGCCTGTTCTTCCTGCGAGATGGTGGGGAGGACGACCCTCAGCCCGGCCGGGAGCACCGGGCCATAAGCGAAAAGATCTGGGTTGGCTTCCAGCAAAGCCTCGGTGTTCTTGCCGTGCTTGCCGTAATATTTGTAGGCAATGGCGTCGACCACGTCGCCGTCGATGGTGATGTAGACCTTCTGGCCGGTGATGCTCGTCACAATGCGGTTCAGCATTGCCGCCTCCTATCCGATATTGGAACCGGGATCGCCGGTCAGGCTTGGTGCACCAGCTTCGAGACCGGATCTCGGTACTGCGCCAGCAGGGTTTGTTTTCGTAGACGACGAAGCAGACGAGGAGGAAGACTTGCCGGAGCCGGAGCCTGGGCCAGAACCGCTATTGTCATTCGGCTTCGTGCAGGACAGCGACGTTGTGTATGCGCCGCTGGCCGAGAAGTTGTGAGTGACAGATCGGATTGACCAGATTCCGTCCACATTCGAGCGGCACCCGCTGACGACAGCGTTGGCTTCCGCCTGGGCGAAAGGCTCACCGTTAATCTCGAACGTCGCATCACCAGTATCGCGGTTGAGCTTCTTCGCTTGCGCCTTGGCAGCACGTTGCGCTTCATCCTTGTCCTGATGAGGGGTGCGTATCGTGAACCGAGGCCCATCCAAACCCGTCTTCTCCTCGACCGTTTCCTTCTTGTTTTTCTTCCGGTCGTAGTAGGACGCCTCAACAGTCGAGTGTCGCGGCTCGTCCTTCTCCGTGACGGAGTATTTCAAAAGATTGGAACCGCGCGCCACCAGAACGTCAGGGAGTCCCGTCCCGCTTGCGCTGAGACTATCGCCACGAGAAACGACAACAAGACGGCCGGACTTAACAGTGATCGATGCATTCAGCTTGTCGCCTATGCGGGTCAGGAACTCGAGGGAGTTCTCTTCGGTCTGCGCTTCGTAAACGTTGACCGTAGCCTTGATGTCATTCGAAATCGTGAGCGTAAGACCTATCCGTCCCGCGACGTCACTGAAAATGTCGCCGTAGGTTGCGAAGTCTTTCTTCGGATACGCCTTCGGATCTCGCTGCTTGGCAAGGGACTTAGCCGCAACCGACTTCGCCTGAATCGTGATCTGCTGAGGCCAGCCAGAGAAGACGACGGAGTCCACAGAGAACTGGCCGAAGTCCCTCATCCGGCCTTCATAACCACCGACTGGATTCAGGATCGCTCCCGTCTTCGGGGCGGCGACAGATCCGTCGACGTCTGAAATCACAATAGACAGCGTGTCCGACTTGGAGCCGACGCCGTCCGTAATCGTCATGGTCACGCCAGATCCAGCGATCCGACCTGTGATGTCCACGCCGTTGGCGCTGATCGAGAATTTAGGAACCGGCATTAGAACCCAAGCCTCAGAGATGCGCTGAACGAACCGCTCGACCCGACGCCGAGGCTGAGCGAGATCCCGCCAGCCGACAGAGACAGCGCCGCCATGCGCGCTGCTGACTGATCGTATCTCTTCAGCTTCAAGCTGACGGTCACGGTCTGCGGCGTGCCTGCGTTGTCGAACGTCGTCTCTTCATTGCTGATCGACGTCGCCAGCCACATGCCGAAAATGTTCTGTCCAGCTCCGTTGACATGAACGAGGTGAAGAGGGAGCTGTGCGTTGACAGCTTCTCTTACACCCGCGAGCTGACTCAGCCCCCGACCATTGAAATGCCGGGGGTGAAAGGTTGAGCTGAGAGTTATCTCCTCAGCGCCGGGACCAAGGCGATGCATAAGAGGAGCTGCACCAATGATAGGCTGCTCCTCCATGCGCGGCGACAGGGACCGGCTGATCGTCTCGACCGAGTAGTTCGGTACTGTGAACCGGAACGGTCCCCATGCCATGAGCATTATCCATCTCCGTATGAAAGATTGCCGAAGTAGGTCTGCACCGAGCGAGAGAGCTTGCCCTCAAGCTGAGCAAGCGCCTGCTCAACGCCTTGCTGGACTGCGGCCTTAACACTGGCAGCATCTGCACCAGCGCCGACGGTGATACCGCCGAGGTTGATCGGAGCATGAACAGTGACGCCCCCGCCACCGATCTTGTGGTTCGGGATGATCGTCCCGTCCGCACCAGGCGCGAAGAGTTCCTGTCCCTTCTCGTTGATCTGGTATAGGCCGCCAGCCTTCACAGGACCGCCGCCAGCGCGCTTGCCGTCAAGCTTTGGATCAAGTGACCCGCCCGACGGAGAAACCGCTGCAGAGCCGCCGCGTGCCACCGTGGCGAACTGACGGGCCAGACCGAGGGCTCTTTCAAGCTGGCTCGTGTCTATCGTCAGGGCACCGTTGACCGTCAGCGCCTCCTTGATTTGCTCACCCGTGGCCTGAGCTTTCGCTTCGGCCTCGGCACCTCCCGTCATCAGCACGCCGATGTATTCCCGGATTCCTTGCTGAGCAGCAATCGGCCACTGCGCGGTCTGCTGCGAGATGTCGACCTCGAGAGCTTCCTTCGGTGTGCGCTTGCGACCAAGCTGAACGTTCGACGGGTTGATGCCTGTGTGCTTTTCCACCCATGCGTCAATGCCGCTCGTCAGCCCCCACAGGTTTCCCTCTGGGTCGGTCTGGTTAAGAGCCGTAGCCGTAAGAGCGCCGGCACCAAGCGGACTGGCTATTGCCCGCCCGCCAAGTCTGAGGGCTCCTCTCAGGAGTCCACCGCCAGCAGCTCCAGCAGCCGCGCCACCAGCTGCACCACCTGCCGCACCTGCTCCACCGCCAAGGATTCGAGCGAGTAACCCTCGGCCCGCACTCATGGCAGCGTAGCCACCGGCAGCAAGGGCGAGGGCACCCAGAGCTTCAATAACTCGGCGAGTGGTGGTGCTTAACTGAGTGAACTCAGAAGCAAGCCAATCGACCGACTTGAGAACGCTGCTGATCGGCTTTTCCCAATCGCTCACGATCTTGATGAGCGCCGTTTCCACGGCACCCGTCGCGCGCGTGTAATCACCGTAGAGACCTTCGTTCGCCTTCACGCCGATCTTATTGGTAATACCTTCCGGCGTGTTCTGCATGAGCCCGATGGTCTGCTGAAACTCGGGGAACCGGTCAGACAGAACGCCAGCACGTGCACCCTGCCTCTGCGTAAAGAACGCATTGAGCTGAGCAATCGTCGGGTCTGACTTCAGGATGTCCATGAGCAGGCGTTCGGAGTCGACGCTCTCGGCACTGAACTTGTGGAAATCGCCAAGCTTCTTGGCAACGTCCTTCTTGTCCTTTGCCGACATCTTTCCGAACAACGGTTCCAGGATGTCCATAATGCCGGAGGTAAACATGCCGCGGTCGCTGCCGACTGGCATCTCTTCACCGAGATCTTCATTGAGGAACGTGCCCTCATCGATGTACTTGGTGATCGCATCCTGCATTTCTTTGTTGACCCGGACACCGAAGTTTTCCTGGATCATCTTTGCAATGCCGCCCACCTTGAAGGCTTCCGGCTGCGTCACGTAGTCATCGAAATTAAGGCCCATACTCTGGAGAGCGACACGGCCGGGGTTGGTTGGTGCGCCGAGCTTCGCCGCTGCGGTACGCGAGAACACACCAGCTTCATCACCCTTGTAACCTGCGCGGCGGAGAACAACGCCCATTGCGTTGGCAACAGGATCCGACAATCCGATGCTCTTCATGGCGCCGCCGCCATAACGCACATATTGCCGGACGTCGCTGTCGTCCATGCCGCCGTTCTTCGCCATCCATACGAGGTTGTCCACGTACTTCTGCACGGCCTTCAGGTCGTTCATCGGGATCTGACGAATCTGCGTCGAGCTTCGGATGGTTTCCGTAGCTTCTTCCAGAGTGACGTTCATCGCCAGCGCATAGTCAGTGATCGGGCCGAGCAAATTCATGATGGTATTCGCATCACGGATACCGCCCTGCAGCACACCTACCTGAGATTGAACGACGTCGGCATTCGTGAAGCGGGTTTCGTAACCGATCTTCTCGGCCTGCGCATTCATCTTTGCCTTGTCCGTGGCACTGAATATGTCGTAGCCAAGAGCGTCACGGTAGGCTGTCGCCTGATCGTAGGACACTGTGTCCATGAATGCATTGCGTGCCACACCGCCAGCACGGACAGCAGCATAACCACCAGCTGCGCCAGCGATCGTGCCGCCTACAGAGGAGCCAGAGCGACCCGGTCGTGGCGGCTTTGCCGGAGGCTGCTTGCGGTTTTCCCGCTCCATCTCACGCATCTTGCGGATGGTCTGGGCCAGCTGATCGCGGATAGCGCGCTGAGACTGACCAATGCCGTTTTTGCTATTGATGCTAAATGATCTCAGCGATTGCTCTGCCGAACGTGCGGCGGCTCGCTGTTCCTGGAAAGCTGTCGTCGCTGCCTTGAGTGCAGAACGTGCCGACCGCATGTCAGCATTCAGCTTCGCCGTGGGCTTGGTCACCGACGCGAGCGCGGCTTCCAACTCCTTAACGCGGGTGCGAGCTGTCCGAAATTCACCGAACGCTGCCGCTGTACCGCGCCGCAGATCCTTGAAGTCGCCGACTGCTGCAGCCTTCCGGCGCAAGTAGTCGAGCTGGCTGCCGAGGTTCTTGGCCCCGGCAACACCGTTCTTCCCAAGCTTGGCAATCGAGGACTCGAGACCCTTGAGGGCTTCCGTGGATTTCTTGGATGGGCCGCTGACGGAATCGATCAGCTGAAGACGAAGAGTGGCTACCCGAGATGCCATGACTATCCACCTACATTATCTGGATAGCCTCTTCCCAAAGCCCGACAAGCTGAGGAAACGTCATTTCCAGAATGGATTCAAACGTTACCCCGCCGCTGGTTTCACGCATCACCTTGAAGGAGATAGCCAGCCAAGCGTCTATTCTTGCGGGGATGGGGTCTCCGTAGCCCCCTCTCGGGGCAACGTTGACTGTGCGAAAAAACCTTCTTGCGCCGCCTCCACGCGGGATGCGTCGACAAAGTCGAGGCTCTCGAGGACAACGGCCGGCGCGCTCACCCACGGCATGTCGACCTTTTCGTCGGCCCCCTTGCCATGTTGCTTAACCGCCTCGGCGCATTCCTGAAGGTAGTCTCGCCACTCCCGCATGATCGGGCGGCGGACGGTAATTTCGCTGTAGACGACGCCGTCGTACTCGACAGGGAAGTCGAGAGACACGACCATCTCCCGTCGTCCGCCGTCGCCAACAAAACGAGGAGGTTGCTTTGCAACGGCCTCCTGCAACGTCTTGGCTTCTGCATTGCGAGCTTCCACCCTCGCGAGTTCCTCTCGGCTGAGAGACTTCGTGACCTGGTTCATGACCACTCTCCTGAAATGAAAACGCCCGGCTTAGTAGCCGAGCGCCTGATTGAGTTCGGCGAGCTGGTTCACGCCGTTGATGATGCGTTTCGGAGGCCACGCCTGAAGCTCGTGGACGACGTCGATGCCGGTCTCGTAACGCATGTACTTGATGCTGTTCATCACGAACTCGACGCCGCCCTTTTCGCCACGCTGCCAGCGATCACGGGAGCTGCCGTTGATCTGGCCTTCGACGATGCAGACGTGCGCGTCGATCCCGCCGTCCAGCTCACGGAGCACACCGCCACGGAACGTGACGCGAGTGGTCAGACCCGGACGGAGCGCCATGCGCTTCATGATGTCGGGATTGTGGCCCGCCATCTTCACGGTGACTTCGAGTGCTTCGATGGCCGACATCGCCTGAGAGACGCCAAGATCCATACCGCCGCCGCGATAGTCCTGAGTCATCGGACGGGGAAGGGGCAGGTCCACCTCTTCCGTGTCGATACCGAAGTCGAGGCCATCCAGGAACATGGTGAAGCCTTGCAAAATATGCCGCATTGGAATTTCTCCTTATCGCGCGGGAGGTTGTGTTACGCCGTCTGAAGGGCAGTGCCAGCCAGACGGGCGATTTCACGAGCGGCATTCTCGGCAAGGACCGTGTAGTAGCCGGTGTTGCGCGAGAACATGAACGTGATGTGCTCGATCGGAGCAGGGGCTTCAGCGTCGTAGCTGATGTAGAGGTGACCGGAGGCCCAGGTTTCCTTGGTGTTCAGGCTGGAATCCAACCACACACGACCGCCGAGCGTTGCGCCCATAGCTGCCCAACGACGCAGTGCCGAGTTCACGGTCTCCGCAATGTCGGTCAGGTTCTGGAGGCTGAACGGCTTGTCGATAAAGGCTTCCGAAGCGATCTCGACCGAGTCGATGATCGTGTCGTGTGCACGGCGCACCGACCAGAAGTTCTTCAACGAGTCCGACGATGGCACCCGGCTGCCCCACAGCTTGAAGCCACCGCTCGGTGCACGCACGATTGCGGCAATGGCGTTCTTATTGAGGAGCTGCGATTCAGCCGCAGGGTCCGTGATCGAATGGTCGATCGGGCGGGAGATGCCGACGATGCCTTCCACAACGTGGTTCGACGGGGAAACCCAGAAGCCTTCGCTGTAGTCAACGCGGGCTTGCAGGCCAGCCACACGGGCCGAAGCAGGCTCGTTTACAGCTGCAGCATCTTTGAACACCTTGACCATCGGTTCGACGATCAGAAGGCGGTCGGTGTCGTAATCCAGGCGATCCTGAATGGCGGCCGAGGTATTGGTCGCCGTGGAGTCCTTGATAACGCCAGCGCGGAAGCGGTTCGCCAGAGTCAGCAGCTCGACCGTTACAGGGTTTGCCACCGTGCCAACCGTAGCCGTTGCAGTTGCGGCTTCCGTTGCTCCGCCACCGGTCAGGGTGATGGTAGGTGCGGCCGTGTAACCGAAGCCCGGCTTGGTGATGACGATCTCGTCGACAACGCCCGTCGTCGAATTGATGGTTGCGACGGCCTCAGCGCCAGAGCCAGCGCCACCGGTGATCGTCACAGTCGGGGCCGAGGTATAGCCCGTGCCTCCTTCCGTAACCGAGATGGTCGCGATACCATCGGTCGGACGGGACGAGGTGAAGCCCGGTGCAATCAGCAGCTTCGGTTTCAGGCCGTGCTCACTCTGCGCAGTGCGCAGTGCGTGCATGCCCTTGTAAGTCGTCGAGTTGCCGATGATGTTCGACATGGTCTCGTTGATGTTCGCGCCGGGTTCAACGCGGACAACAAGGATCGTCTGCGAAACACGAGACGCCTGATCGAAGATGCCGTCGATGGCATCCTTCAGCGTACCGGCAGCGCCGAGGCCCTCGACTTCGCCATTTGCGCCGTAGATCGGGACGACTGTGTCAAGCGGCCAGAGATCATCGGAGGCGTCAGGCGCCGTGCCAATCAGGCCGATGATACCGGTGTCGATGGTTTCAACCGGGCGAGGGCCGTTGTTCTGCTCGACCGTTTCGACGCCGTGAAGATAGATGTCTGCCATTGGATCAGCTCCGTGGAAATGACAAAGCCCGGCGCGATGGCCGGGCTAGATGAGACAAAGAAAAACCCGCACGAGGCGGGCAATGATGTGGTTATCGATGCAGGGGTCGCGATATCTCGAAGCGATGTATGCCTCGTCGATCTGAATTTGTTAGACTAAAGCTCCGCGTCTAATCCATACACCCTGCCAATTATAAAGGCGTCCCCTGCCGCTGCTGACGTGATTGTTATGCGACCACCATAAGGACTGGGGTTATCAAGGACGTTATTATTTATGTTTGACGTACTGCCTGCACTAATCAAGGTAGCGGTCGGAGTTGCCTGCATCTCGGGCCAGTTCAACGAATTATGGGCAAACTGTCCTGATGCTGTCGAAATGAAGCGGACGTTTGCTTGTACCCTTTGATAATACCGCTGACACAATGCCAACTCCTGCTGGATGTGGCGCGGCGAAAATGGGTCATCTTCGGCAGTGACGTCCCCTTCGACAAGAGACACCCGGGCAATCTCGATTGTGCCAGATTGCACCCCGACCCCTTCGGTCAAAGCGTCATAAGATGAACCACCCGAGAAGATGAAATTAAGCTGTAGGCTGTTATCGTAATTGGTGCCGAGGATCAGATCATCGATTGCCGGCACGTCGACCACATGGGTGAACTTCTGCCATGTCCTGGCCATCGTGTGTTTTTTGCCTGCGAAAGATGCCGAGGGGGACGGAGTTCCGCCCGTCCCAGGAACTCGATAAAATGCTGAAGCCATCTTCAGCCCGGACAACGAGGCACGAGCCCAAAACGAAAGCGTAAAGCGCCGACCCGCATAAGCCCGAAGCCCCTCCACCCTCTGATATGCGGTGACAACATCGCCAGACACGGCACCGCCTGCAAAGGTCACCGAAACATAGCCAAGCCCGCCGAGAGGCTTCCCCTCGTGAGGATCGCTGCCGCCGGGTAGGAACTTCCCCTGCAAAACCGTCATGGTGCTGCCGGATATTATAAACCCCCACCGATCAACCGAGTGGTAGCCGTCCAAGGTCTGCGATGATCCGCGCTGCCATATATCAAAGTCGCCATTGATGATCTTGTTGCGATACGCTCCAAGGTCCGCCGTTATCCCACGCCCTCGGCCCGCCTGCGAAAGATCGAAAGCTTTACTCATTTGAAAGTCTCTCCTCTCGCGCAGGCTATGCGGTGACCGCAGGCCAATACTGGTTGTCGGTATAATCGACAGGGATTTCAGGCATGTCTTTCAAGACGCGAGCCGCAAAGATATGGGCCTGCTTATGGGCCAAGGCAGCCTGACCGAATGCGATCATCATTTGGGCGTCCATTGGTGCAGTCGAGTTGTCTGCTGCAATCCAAAGGAAATCGCTGTCGCCTCCGTCCCATCGGTAGTCGCCAGCCTGCGCCCCATTGATGACGGCCGTGAGCGCAGCGGAGTAAGCGCCGAGGATGTTTTCGCGGTCCTCCGGTCGCGTCTGGTACATGGCGCCGCCAAAAGAAAAACCGCCGTCAATGCGACGATCTCTTTCCCGGTCAACGTCCGCCGAAGATGGCGGCGGCGCTTCATACGGCTCAATCGAATTCCCGTCCGCTTCCCATTCCGCAAGCATGACGCGGTGTCGGTTTCCCATGTCGTCAGGGACGGACATTTCCACGCCGTCGATGACTGTGACGATGGAGCCATGTTCGGTGTATTTTGCATGTGTGATCATGTTAAAGCTCCGCATCAAACGTAATTCTAGCGTTACCGTACTCGTTAGCTGTCAAAAGCGCCCCGCTAGTATCTCCCATGTCCGAGCCAATTGCTGCGCGTAGTGTCGGGCGGGTTGTGCTACCTACGACATTATAAATTGCTGTAAGTGTCGTATTCCCGTTGCTTTTACCTGTGATGAGGCAGAAACCCGACAACGGATTTATGTTGAAGGAAGGCTGAACGCGCATTGGTTGTGGAAGATTTACCACAATGTCTACTTCTCTGAGTGATCGCCACGCTCCGACCCCTATAGCCGAATAAACGCCTTCACCCAAAGAAACAAAGTACCGCTGACACAACGCTAATTCTTGCTGGATGTGGCGCGGCGAAAATGGGTCATCTTCGGCAGTGACGTCCCCTTCGACAAGAGACACCCGGCCCAATGCGTAGTTGCCCGCATCACGAGGCATCACGGTAATGAACAATTCGAGGTAATCAGCATTTAGTGTGTCTGTCTTCGTGATGTTCGGAATATCTAGAAGAACTTGCTTCCGAACAATGCCGCCACCAGATGTGAACGTGGGGATGGTTACTTCATCGATGATACCATCATCCACTGATGATGATAGTCTTCGGGATACCCCGATCCTAACGTTTGCATTAAATGGTGCGATGAGATCCGCAGTGCAGGTTGCTATTCTCCCCGCAAGCGTTTTGGCACCTTCAATGCGCTGAATGAACGCAACCTCTCCTGACGTTGGCGCGACGCCGAAGTTGACTATCAGCATGGAGTTGCCCGGCTCATTATTTGGCAGAACGAACCGACTGACTGTGCACGGCTGGTTTGTAGTGTTGTAGACGATCCATCTGTCGGACGTGTAGGCTGATGACCCGGCTGGTACCGTGAAGCTTCCCCCGCGCTGCCATATATCAAAACTGCCATTGATGATCTTGTTGCGGAAGCCTGCGAGAATACCGGCGTCGATGTTGGCGCGGGCTTGACCCCGCTCGGCTGGAGTGTGCGCTTGCGCAACATCAACACACACAGCTTTTTCAGTCAGCGCCTCATCGATCTTGTCGTTGACCTGTTCCTTCGTGTCGTAATCGGTCGAGTCAATCGCCTGATATGCCCACACGTAATAAAGGTCAGTGTCGGCATAGTCGCCATTGAGAACGACGTCGGGGCTGGTCGCTGTGTAATCGGTGCCTGCAACCTGCAGCACACCGTTAACAAACAGCATGAGCGAACTGAACCCACCGCCAACCGTAAAGGTTGCGTCGATGAGATCCCCGACAACGCCGGACTCAAAGCGCAAGCCGCCGATAGAAGCCGTAACCGTCGGCACGAAAGCCACACCGTCAAAGACGCGGACAACCGAACCGTCCCACCATAGCTGACCTTCAACCGGGGCAGCCGGGGGGACAAGAGGTTCGGCAATCATCATGCGGGCCTCGGCCAGCACACCCTGCGTTGCAGTGAGCGCGGACTCCGAACCTGCTTTTGCCGTGACAGACTGATCGCGAGCTTCTTCCGATTTAACTCGGGACGCCTGTGATGCCGCGGCGCTACTTGCCGAAGCACTCGCCGACCCTTCAGCCGCCGTCTTGGCGAGAAGGGTCTGCTCCAGATATGCCTTCTGGATCAATGTCGCGGCTGGCAGCGAAGTGATCACCCAATCCGTGTACGGACCACCGGCACCAGTCACTTGTTCGAGCGTGATCGACAGAGCGCCAGTCGAACGGTTGAACGAGTTGACCTTGGCGAGCGCCCAATTGGCCGTCGTCGATGCACGGGAAAGAGCCAGGTATGGCGTCGGTGCGAAGAACTCACGATCTTCCACCACAAGGGTCAGGTTGATCGTAGCTCCATTCGACAGGCTCGCCGAGGACGTGGACATCGCGATGACAGTCCCGCCGGTTACCTTCTGCTCGAACCGTTCGAGCTTGGCAGTGATTTCCGCCGTGCTCTCGCTGAGAATTTCATCGGCCTGCGCCACGATAGGCGCAAGCTCCTGCTCGATCACGGTGAGGCCGCGAGCGATAATTGCGTCGGTGACTTCCCGCTGAATGCCGAGATTTTCTTCGAGGGGCGCCAGTCTAGCCCCGATCGCCTCGATGAGGCCGTCCCAAAGTTGCGTGCTCCACGCTTTATTCTGGGTTGAGAGGAAGCTAGACAGGTCAGACATATTAAACCGCCTCGTAATTCTTTACTGCGTCTTTGTCCTGCTCGAGCAGGACGGCAAGTGCGTCACCGCGGATGCGCGTACTGTTCGACGGGTTGATGATCAAACGGCCAATCTTCACGCTTTTCGCAAGGCTGACCTTGTAGAGCGTAGACGGATCGATCTGCGCTTTTGCCATGTGGCTTTCTCCTAATTGAAAAGCCCGGCGCTAAGGCCGGGCTTGGTGAGGTTCGGTCAGTTAACGATTACGGATACGACACACTCGTCGCCGCAGAGACGAGGAAGATCGCCAGCGGTGACGTGGTGCTGTAAGTCGTCTTGCGCTTCCACGACGTTACTGCCGTACCGAGCGTCCAGGTGAAGACTCGACGGATCGAGCCATCGGCCTGCACTTCGTCGGTGACAGCCGTGGCGGCGGTTTCAGTACCGTAGCCGGACCCGGTCAGGATCGAACAGGACAGGTCATGGTTGACCTCGTCGTAATGCTCGAGCACGAGGATCTCGATGATCTCCGTCACCGGCCCCGGCGCCACCCGTTCCTTCGTGATGTGCACGCCATTCGTCCGAGGACGAGATACCGTGACATTCGACTGTCCGAGGTTGATGCCCGGCATAAGCTCGGTGGTGCCAAGGAGGACCATGCGAGCGTTGATGTTGGCAGGAAGATTGAACAGAGGCGAGGCACCGCTCGCAACCGCTTCAATAGTATGCCAGACCGAACCAACCTGAACTTCGTACGAGATCTCGCAGCCATCCGGCACGACCTGCTTGGTGAGAAGGTCGATACCGCAGATGCCACCCGAGAGATTCCACGCCGTCAGGTTGACAGTCACACGAGGAGCGCTGAACTGTGCGACGAGGATCTCGAAGCAAGCGTCCAGAGAAATGCTACCCTGCGACCAGAGGCCGTCCGTCGATACGAAGAACGATCCCTGCGCGTACTTGTTGTTTTCCGCCACCGCCAGCCAGTGGTTGCCGGAGGTGATGACGAACCAGCCGTAACGCTTGCCGCCTTCAAGGAAGACCGGTTCGATTGCGAACTTGGTTGCAATCGGGTGTATCTTCAGGTCAGCCGCAGCGACTGTTGTAACAGCGAGACAGCTTGCGTAGTTCGGTGCGCCGTTCTCAAACAGCTCGCAGAGAGCCATGCGCACGTCACCGCCGCCAGCGTCAACGCGGCTGAAGTAAAGGTTCACACCCGTCACCCAACCGGAGCGAGGCATCATGAAGGTGTTGCCTGCCACCTGTCCGGTGTAGGACGCCTGCACGATTGTTGCCGCCCAATACGGCTCTTCGTAGGTGTCGTAGAAGATCTGGCGAGCGCGCATGATGTAATGCGCAGGGCCACCGGCATCCTGAGTGAACTCGACGTTATAGGCCGTGCCGTCATTCTGATAGAAGATGCCCTTCGTCTGGTCGTACCGCCCGGTGCCCCACCAAGCTGCGTTGGTGCAGACGAGAAACGGGTCGCCATAGCGGATGCGAGTCTTCGAGATCGTCTTCAGCGTGTACTCGATGGTCTGAGAACCACCGTTTGCAAGGGCGTGTTCCGTCGACTTCGACGTGATCGTGATCAGGTTATTCTCGGTATAGCGTGGCAGAACCATGCCGCCCGTCGATACCTGAATGCTGGTGTCGGACGGTGTGAGAAGGCCGAGGGTGATCTGCGCCGAGTTATCGTCAGCAAAGCGGATACCTTCTTCCACCTTCGTCACTGACTGCAGGTGTTCGAGATCGCTATCCGTTTCGTCGAGGAAGTAATCCGACTTCGAGTAGGACTTACCTTCCGGCATCCCGGTCATTTCCACCACGCGAGCGAGCTGCTCGAGGAGGTAGATCTGCATCTGGCGTGACAGCTTATCAGAGTTGGATGCGACCAGCTTGGACACGTCGGTCTTGAGACCTTCGACGACCGGCTGCGTTTCATCCATCCAGCCTTCTAGCACCTGCACGCGGGAGTCCAGCGACCGCATCGTGGTGATGCGATTGTCCGTGCTCTGCTCGACCAGTACGATTTCCGTCGAGGAGAGTGTCACCCAGGCGATGACCGTATTGGCACTATCGACCACCGGCTTCGACGGGGAGGGTGCCTGATCGCCGAGCTGGATTGCCACGTTGACCTTGCGCCATTCAACGGTCGCTGTCGGCTGCGGGTCCACTTGAGGCGGGTAGACCGAACCATTGACCACGAAATCGCGAGGCTCGGTCCCGTCATTCGCCGTCTGTGCCTGAAGCAGGATCGCAACAATGCGGCGGTTGCCGGAGGTCGGCATGTGCGCCAGGAGATTGAGAACCGTCGCGTTGTCGCCGCCCGTGAAGAGCTTCCCGTCCTTGAAAAGGATGACAGGTGTTTCAACCGTGACCTGCGTCGTTGCCGTCTTGGCGACCGTTGCGCCTGAGTAGCAAGCATCGAGTGCGCCGCTGACTGCTGCCGAGATCAAGGTATCCATGGCATCGCGAGGGAACTCAGCGAGGTTCTCAAAATCGCTGAGGGTCGCGTTCTGGTTGGCGGTAAAGCGGGCAATCTTCATAGTGAAGTCCTCTCAATGGGAACCATGCCGTCCCATTTCTGGTCGGCTGTGAAACTTAGATCGGCTATGCGCATGGGGCGGTAGGTCGCCGTGGTGAACCAGATCTGGTCACGCAGAGAACGCGACTTGTAGATCGCTTCCCCGACGTCCTTGACGCGCTCGGTCGCTAGACCGATATGGCAATTGCCGACGAAAGCGTGACCGACGTAGCTCCACATTCCCTCTCTGCGGTAGGTAGCCTTGACCCTGAGCAGAGCGGTGTATGAAGTGAGGCCGATGTAGCTGTAGTTGATGAACGGCGAGAACAGGCCAGCCGCCTGTCCGATCCGCGCCTTGGTATCATCCAGCAACCGCCAGCGGTCGTAGATGTGGAGCGCAGACGCATCCGAATAGACATGCGTGTAGTTGACGCCGGTCTTGCTTCCCGTCGCCAGAAAGGCTTCGAGGTAGCGCGCGCTATGCCGTTCGTAGACTCGCTCTGGCGCGATACTCAGCGGAGTCACGCTCTCGACGCCGTGCGGGATCTGCCCAGAGCCGAAGGTTCCGTCCTGACCGATGGTGATCAGCCGGCCACGGTTCTTGTCGGCGACGTAGGAAAGCCCCACGTAGCAATTGTCCACGACGGTATCGATCGGGTTGTAGTCTGCTGGTATGGCAAACGTTGTGACGTCGACCGCCGCATCGCTGCCCCATGTGCCGATCTGGTCGAATGACCGGATCTCGGTCTCCACCTCATCCTCGACGATAGTGGCCCGACGCCCGTAGTACCGTGCAGCCTCGTTCTCCATAACGAAGAATCCGCCAACGTAACCCGGCACTGTGCGCAGTCCATCTCCGACAGCGAAGGCCGGGCGCTCACCCGGTATGCTGTAAGGATAGAGCCGAAGCTCGGCGAACTGTTCTCGCCATTTGTCGAGCGCCTCAGCCGAATAGTCCGTCAGGTACATGCCGACAGGCGGGATGACCGCGTCGTAAATGCTAGCGTCCATATAGGACAGATATTTATTGATCCCCGGCAGCGTGCCCTTCAGGCCCTTCATGCCGTAGATCTCAGCCGTTATCCGGCGTTTCTTCCACTCCGGCCAGTTGTCTCTCCAGAGATCAACGCCGCGTCCCCATGCAAGGAATGGAAGGTGCGAGACCGAAGTGAGATACGGGTCGCGCATTCTCTTGACGAGATCGACATCCACCCGATTGACGGAGAAGGCAGCGAGTCCTTCAAGCGCCTTCTCAAAATCAGTCGCGTTCAGTGGGAGCAAAGACTCTCCGCTATCCATCACGCCACCTCGACGATTACCTCTGGTACATAGACCGTTCCGTACTTGCCCGGATCGACATCAGTTGCTGGCTCGATGACCACCACGCTCTCCAGCGCATTGCCGTTATGAGCGGCGGCAATAATCCCGTCTGCGCGCAGCACCGTGCCGATTGCAGACCGCGAGCTGGCATAATCCTGAATCGAAGCCTTTGCCTTGGCGACGGTCGTGGATACGTCTGGCCCCGTCTGCGCCGTGACCTTCACCCGGATAACCTGGCTCACAATCGTGGCCGAGCGCACATAGACATTGTCGGTCAGCGGTCGCCGGGCCTTCGGAGACAGCGCGTCGTAGACCTTCGTGACCACGTCCTGGCTGACAGTGCCGTCGCCTTCACGCCCGAGGAGGATGACGTCGCACCGATTGTTTTCGCCCTTTATAGCCTCGACCTGCTTGATGCTGCCGTCAGCTGACCATGCGAAAAATCGGTATGCATCTTCCGGCCCGGCTGCAGCGTATCCGTCCGGCGCGAGGTTGCGGCGCTGCCGGAACTCCTCATCACTTTCGTAGACGGGGTTACCTTCATCGTCGTAACGAATGATCCGGCGCGTCATGCCGAAGTCAGCTGCGAAGTTATCGAGATCCGTCCCGGTCGCCGTCGCCAGCATCACAGCGCGAGCCACCTGATTAGCACGTGCGCGCCAGAGGAGTTCTCGGTATGCGAATGCTTCGATGACGATCTTGACCGGGTCCGTCTCGAGCATCTCGACGTTGTACGCCGGGAGCTCTGGTTTGGTTTCCCGCACCTTGGCCCACCGCTCTTTGAAGTCGGCGACCATCTCATTCAGGATGGTTTCGTAATCGAGAGTTTCGATAACGTCCGGCAGCGGGACAAGTGTCAGGTCGATAGCCACGTTCTAATCCTCTCGAAGGGGAAGGCGTCAGACCGTACCGACCAGAAGCTTCCCTTCGGATTCCGTAAGGGAGAGATAGGCCGCACGTTCGACAGGGTTGGAATAGTCACCGAGATGGCCGTTCTCGAAGAACACGCCGCTCACCTGGAGCCTAACAATGCCGGGGGTTTCAACATCGAGATTGGCGCGCAGAAGAACGAAGCCAGGTTCCCCGAGCTGCCTGCCTTCCTCGACACGGGCTTCAAGCGCCTGTGCCGTTGCGACATACAGATCGACGATAGTGTCGACGTTCTGCGGCCTGTCAATGATGCTCGGGAGATCCGAGCCAAACCCGCGCAGCTGAACTCGTTCGCCGAGTTCCGTTGTCAGAATGGTGACTATGCTCTGCAGGCAGTGGTCCCATCCGAAGAGGCATCGACCGGTTTTAGCGTCAATGCCGACCCGAGCCATTAGCGCGTCTTCTTATCCAGAACGACCGGGGATGGCTCAGTCTTCGGAGATTCAGCCTTGACGCTGGCCTCGCCAACCAAGCCCGAGAGGACAAGGTACTTCGCTTCCCGGTCGGTCAGCTGGATGCGTGCGCCCTTGGCGCGGTGTGCACCTGCGATGAATCCTTCGGCATTCACGACGTAGGTTTTCTTGCTGCTCATTGATCTGCTCCTTAATTGGACGGAACGTCGGTATTGGCGCCGCCTGGAACGACCCCGCCATGGATGTGTGAGCTGCCGACATTCTTGCCGTCATGCTCCTGCTTCCCACCGGTCTGGGTGAATCCCTTGCCAGTGAACTGATAGGACGTGCCGTCGACCTCGATGAAGAGACCTTCGGCTGTATGGGTGATGGTGGCCCCGCCGATCACGACGCGCTTCTCTGCGCCCTTGTTGTGCGGCTGTGGCGTGTCGTCGGTGAAGCCGCCCTTGATGATGAAGGACTTGCTTAGCTCACCGTCCGGCGAGACCAGCATGACGCGCTGACCAACCGATGGCGGTGTCCATTCATTGATGTCGCCCGCCTGTTCCGACCATGACGTTGGCGGGGAGTCGATGCCGTGAGCCGTCACGATGACCGTGCCATTCTCGTAGTCGACTTCCTTCACGACGCCTTCACGGAACATATTGTTCTGTCGGACAGACATGCGCCGGACGACGTTCTCCATGGACTCGAGACGCTCGATCAGCTTGTCGAAGAAAGTGAAAGGGGTCATGTCGGAATCCCTTGATGCTGCCAAACGATAGGCGTCGTCAGGAGAGGTTGCGTGCCCGTCGGAGAGCCGATTTTCTCTGCAAGGTCGCGGGTATATCCGAGCATCTTCATCGCCCGGTCATTCGGCGAGTCCGCTGCATTGGCCGTGAGCATGGCGACGATGTCGTCAACCCGGTCGCTGTAATCAGGGAAGGCCTGAAGCCTATCGAGAAAACGCTGGATGTCACCGGGAACAACGCCTGCGGCATTCTCCCGGATCGCCTTCATTTCCACCGTGACCTGTCGTGCTGCGAGACGCAGACCGCCTTCAACGGATGCGCCACGGCGGCTCACCACAGTCTGATAAGACGGGCAGAGGTAGTTGAAAACGTCGCTGGCGACAGTGCCCTTGGTCAGCGCGCGGAACATCTGAAGCTCGAGAGCATCCAGCGTCGTTTCAATCTCGCTATCCGTGGACGGGCATTCGAGGCTGTATGGCTCAGTGGCGCCGTCCTCGTCCTTCTTCACTGTCTGCACCACCAGCATTTCAAAGGTGAGCGACATGAGACGGTCCTCGTGGACGCGCCCGGCCTTCGGCCATGGGTCTTTATCGTAGTCGGTGTAAACGACGACACAGGGGAAAACCCTGTCGATCTTCATGTCTTCAACCGGCTCGATCTTGGAATCGAAAATGTAAGGGCCAGCCAACGTAGGCCACGGCTCTTCCAGATAATTGTTGAGCGCGCATACAGCGGCCATGCGGGCGAGGCTGCGATAAACACTCATGCCTGACCTCCGAGTTGCACAAGCATCAGGACAACGCGGGATAGACCGTCACGCTGCGAGGAGATGACTTGGAAGTCCGGCAGCTCTGGCCGGGTAGGGAACGACACTAGGTCGCCCTGTTTCGGCTCCTCGGCGCCAGCCGGGAAATATCGCCGGTCAATCGACAGCTGCGGATCTCTGCCCGATTGGAGCGAACGCAGATCGTTCGCCTCACGGTAGGATCGACGCACGCCGAGCTGCACGCCGTATTCGACTGAGATGTAGTCGAAGATGCCTTTGCCGTTGACGACCTTGCGGGCCGTGTCAGGGCCAGGCCTCCCGTTCGGAGTCGACGCTTGCGGCGTAAACACGAACGGGATCGCATTGACCCGGTCGACCGTCTTGCTGATCACTCTGTCCATACGGTCGAACGCTGCCATGGCGGGGAATCCTTATTTGTCAGCCTTCTTGGCTGGAGCCTTGGGTTCAGCCTTTTCTTCGGCTTTGGCGTCATCGGCTTCATTCTTGACTTCCGCGATCAATCCGGCCGCCTTGTAGCCCTTGGCATCTTCATCGGAGAGGGAGATGATGTCCTTCTCGAAAACCGGGCGACCTTGAATGATAGTGTCAAGCTTGACGTGGTACTGCTTCATTGGTCTCTCCATGCGGAGAGCGGCGGCCTGTTACCAAGCCACCGCGCGCCGGATTAGAAGTTGTCGTTCAGACGAACGCGGCCAACACCGGAAGGATTGGCAGCATCTTCGATAGCAACGCCGATCTTCGTGTTGCCGGTGGAGACAGTCGTGGCGATGCCGTCAGTGTCAGCGTAAATCTCTGCGCCGACGGTCCAAGCCTGAGCCGAGGTTTTCGGCAGTTCGTACACACCGCCGAGGGCGAGTTCGAACTCTTCACCGATTGCTGCTGAGGTGGCTGCGATGCCGAAGATCTTGCCGGCGACGACAAGCGAACCGGAGGAGACGGCGGCTGCCGCGACAATGGTGATAACCTTGCCGGGCTGAATGAAATTGCGCATGGGGATACTCCCTTGTTTCGCACAAAAAGAAAAAGGCGCTGAGGGTTAGTCAGCGCCCTTTGGTGAGGTGACCGGAGCCAATTACTTGGCGGTGCCTGCGTTCTTGTACGCGAAGCGATAATCGGTCAGGCCAACACCGAAGTCGTGAGCCAGCGTGTACTCGACGCCTTCAACGTCGAAGCCGAGACGCTCGTTCGTACGCGGGGTTTCCGAACCGAGCAGGTGCAGGTAGTGGATACCGCGCCCCATGGTCGACGCCGCATCAGCAAACAGGAACCACGCCTTGGTGTTCAGAGCATCAATGCGATGCTCATAGACCGGCTGGATCGAGCGGATTGCCTGCGGGACAACTTCCGCCGTGGTGGTCGGAACGGTAATACCGGTGATCAGCTTCTGAGCAACGGTTTCGTTGTCAGCGCCGACGAAGAGGTACTTCGGCGTAACATTGATGGATTCGCCGTCGATGTTCTTCTGCTTGCGGAATTCCAGGCGAGCCGCTTCAAGGGAAGCCTGATCGATCGCGCTGCCGGTAGAGGCAAGGTTCTTATGGTCCGTGTGGAACAATGCCTTGCCGTCCTTCAGCTTCAGGACGTTATCGAGGATCGCGCCCCATACAATATCGCCTTCGAGCTTGGCTGCCTTCATGCCCCAATTGGCGACGAGCTGCATGAATGCGTTCAGCTGGTCGTTGATCAGCATTTCACGGGTGAACCCGATCTTGCGACCGTACGACTGGAGCTTCATGCCTTCTTCGGATTCTTTCACCGTGCCGGACTTGAACTCGCCGTGCTCGTTCTTCGGCAGCAGGTCAGGAGCGGAGCCGATGTCGAGCACCTTCGTTTCACGGAAGTCGGAGAGGACCGTCCGGGTTGCGAAGAGCTGGAAGGTGTTTTCATACAGGCCGTACGCATTGAGAAGCGTCTGCGTCGTGATGTCCTGCAGAATGATCGGGAAGTCCGACGTGCTGTGCAGAGCGCGCTGAGCGACGTCGTGCATCGAACCACGGGTGGACTCACCGCGAGCACGCAGCAGTTCCTTGGCGATGTCCATAGTCGACATGGCACGCCATTCACGAGCGCCGTCTTCGAGTTTCGTGACGACGTTGTTGCGATGCAAGATCGCGTTTGCCACCATGCGGCGCATGGTTTCCTGAGCATCCTGCATTCCGCGGGTCTCCACGACAGGGAAGGTTGGAGCCTGGTTCTGGCGCTCGACCATCTTGTCGAACAGCGCGTTGCGGAAAGCTTCCACATCCGTGCCGCCGTCAACAGCCGTGCGAACCATCTCGTCATTGACTTCGAAGCCTGCCGTGCGGGCAAGGTCATTGATGTCCTTGACGCGCTTGCGCTCAGCGGCAACGGCAGCGCGGGACTGCTCGGCTACTTCACTCTGACTGACACCGGCCGGCTGCGTTACCGGAGCTGGCTGCTGTGCAGTGCGGGTCTGGACGGCCTCGGCTGCAGCGCGGGCGGCCGCATCGTCAGCTTCCTTGCGCTGCTTGTCTTCCTCGTCGTATGCGGCGATGAGGCGAGCGCGCAGTGCGTCGTCGGTTTCGCCTTCGTTGCGGGAAAGACCAGCGCCGAGGGCCAGAGCGTCGAGCTTATCGCCGTTAAAGGACTTAGCTGCATCGCGCTTATTCATGGGTGTTTTCTCCGTGAGAGGTGCGGCCTCGGCCGCGTCATGATTTTCCTGGCGAACCAGAACTTTTTCGACGTCCTTGCCAGTCGGCTCGGATCGAGAGATGGCCTCGGCATCCGCCGGTACGGGGACGATGGACAGCTCCATCGGTTCCCAATCGATGGCCCGGAGGATAGGCAACTGCCCGTCCGAACCTTCGGTCTTTTCGTAGCGGTGGATCTTGTAGCCCACCGAGATCGAGAGCGGATGTCCGTCCCGCAGATCCTGGAGGATCGCCTCGGCCTTTGCATTGCGTGAGAGCTTGATCAGGGCGTAGCCGCGACCATTCTCGATCCTCACGCTGCTCGGAATGACCGTGCCGAGACGTGAGTCCATGGACCACTGTTCGTGGGTATCGAGCAGGGACATGGCGTTGAAGCGGTCCATACGGATCGCCTTCTTGTCCACGGCCAGCTCTTCCATGTAGTAGCCTTCATCCCAGGAATACCGCTTGACCTTGGCGCCGGTTGTCCAGCAAACCTCGACCGTGCGGTCTTCCTCGTTGAAGGAATCCGAGCGCACCTCACACGCCGCGAAGGGCTTGGGGATGCGGATCTCTTTCTCAAGAGCATCTCTAAGGGCTTTTGGCATTGCTGCCTCCGGTGTTGGAATCGCCTTCCTGGACCCACTGAGACTGGCCTTGCGACGTGACCTTGCGCGGGTCACTGTCGAGCACGACCTTACTCTTCGTCTTATCGACGCTCTGGTTCCATTGATCGATTTCATTAAGGACTTGCTGCGGATCGCGACCGGTTGCAGCGATGACATCCTGCATGGAACGCTTGCCCATACGGACCTCGGCTAGATCAGCGCGGGCATCATCAAGGCGAGTGATGCTCGCCACTTCTGGCGGAACCCACTCGACCTCTTCATTCCACGTTTTCGGGATGGACCCGTCCAGAATTGCAGCCTGGATAAACCAGTTCCAGATCTTCTGAAGCACCATCGGAATGATGAAGTGCCACTGAACGATCTCCACGAAATTCTGGTATGCCAGTAGGCCAAGCTTGCCAGAGGCGAAGTTGGCCTGACTGAAATCGCCGGTCATGATTTCGTACGGCATGCGAACGCCAGCTGCGATACTGCGCTGACGTGTGCGGATATAAGCTTCAACGCCTGCCGAGATGGCCGGGCTATTGAACTTGATGTCCTTGCCGCCACGCAGCACACCGAACATTCCCGGCTCCATTCTTTCAAATGGGAAGCCGTAGATGTCCGTGACGCCGACGGGGTCCGCCTTACCCGCTGTCTCGTCGAGGCCGATATTCGGATCGCTTTCGTCGACATCCTCGTCGCCGGGGATCACCATGCCGACCATGCAGGACTCGACCTTCTTGCGGATGTTCTCTGCAAGCTCGTAATCCTTCAGGTCGCGGATCTCATTCATCACCGAGTGCAGCCAAGGCACACCGTGCACCTGATTGTTCTGCGGCTCGTACAGGTGAGCGATCTCGTTTTCTGGAATGAACTTGCTCACCACGCTGTCGAGCCCGCCGGCCAAATATGACAGGCCCGATTTCGGGTGATCGTTGAACATCCAGTAGCCGCGGCGGTTGCCGACAGCATCGAACTCGACGCCCTGAATAATCCGGTTGCCGGGGTTGCCCGGCGGGACGCCCTGTTTGGTCCAGTCGCAATACTCAGATTCCAGGATCTGGAGCTGAAGAGGGACGGGGAACCCGTCTCCACGACTGCGGACACGACGGCGAACGTAGACCTCGCCGTCCTGAACCATCATCCGGGCCATCAGGTAAACGCCGCCGTCGAAGTCCAGACCGGTGCCGGAGAAGCAAACCTTCTTCCACTTATTGAACAGCGACATCACCTTCTCGTCTTTGACGCGAGGGGTAATGCCGAAGCCAACGAAGTTGTCGGCGTGCTTTCCTACGATCGTTGTCGCGAGCGGATTATTGCGGACAAGCTCTCTCGATCGATCCCGGAGGGTCTGACCTGCTTTTCGGATTTCAGCATCCGCTGTGCCCGATACAACGTTGATGCCTTTAGCAAGGCGTCCGGTTGACGCCCCCTCGTATGAACGAGCACCATCCAGGATCTCCATCCGTCGTCTGTGAGCAGCGCGCGCCGCTCCAGCCCTCGGGTTGAAATACCCGATGGCCTTATCCAGAAGGTTCGCCATTTAGTACCCCCTGCTGAACGTTGTCAGGATCGTGTGCTTCCTGCGCCGCTGCGGGGTTGCTTCGGCTTCGAGCTCATCGATGATGGCCTTCATGTCCGCACGACTGCGGTAGGAAACGTCACGTTCCCGGAACTTCACACGGGTGGCGCCGAGGTAATACGCTTCCTTTAGATCCCGGAGAAAAGCGAGCTTCTCTTCCGGCGTAAACGACAGGGCGTCGTTTTCAGGTTCTTCGGCCATCACCAGATGCTCCCTCTGCTACCCCAAACGCTCGATGGCCGCGCAGGCCGGTTAGGGGCTGGACGGGTCGGTGTTTCTGGCGGCTCGGTAGGTTGAACTTCACGAACGACACGCCTCGAAGGGTTCACGTCGTCTCGCAGTTTGGACAGGTTCAGGATCATTGCGCAGGCGCCCTGCATGGATTCACAGTCGAGGAAGTGGTTTTCCTTTGACCGTTGAACCCACTTCACCTTGCCGCCGGGAGCGCGCATGCGGCTCTCGGAAACGATCTGGCGGGCATAGTCCTCGCTGATGTCCTCGGGCAGATACCACGCCCCTGGCGCATCATCGGCCCAACGGATCTTCTGCTGCACCCACGACTTGAAGTAGTCGGTGTCCAGCCGGAGCAGATCCAACCCCTTTTTGATTTCCTTGCCGCCGATCTGGATGTCGATCTTGTTAGCCAAGAGCGGCTTGCGCATCGGGTTAGACGATCCCTTCGTCGCCCGCACAAGATGTGGGAATCGACGAGCGAAGGCGTAAACCCGGTGCTCGGGAACAAGGAACTTCTTGCCGGGCCGATAGCCGGAGTCGACCAGAGCGAGCCTGATAGGCAGACCGTCATAGGTATCCGTTAGCACATTGGCGAACGTGTCCCAGACCTCCTCGCCTTCAGTCATGCCGTACAGCTCTCGGGCTTCGACCAGCCATGACGTGCCGCCAGCGCCCCACCCACGGATGACGTAGATAAGGCGGTCCAGCTGCACGTCGCAGGTTAGCGTCAGAACCTTGACGGCCCCAGGTACTTCCCCCATGACGTAGTCGTCGGTGCATTCCATGACCTCGCTCCACTCGGGAGCTGCGCCACCACCCGGCGAATAAAGCTCGCCGAAGCCTTGGTTCTTAACCGACTGAACCGCCCGAGGATTACCGGAGCGCACAGCTTCGACATACGCTGCAGCACGTTCTCCCCACGATTTGAATGGAGAACAGAGGCCGGACACCCAATAGCTAAGCGTCCATGCATCCGGCGGCATTCCGATAACGTTGCCTTCTAAGTCAACAGACTGACCGGGCGCGACGTAGACGCCGCGATCATTCATCCACTCTTTCGTGGTGATGTCCGCATTGTCCGGTGCCGGGTCGTTATCAAAGATGAGGCAGCCATTCTTCGGGCACATAAGATGCGCCGTCCGCTGCGCCAATGCAGGAGTCGACGGCAGTTCTCGACCAGCCTCAGACATCGGCTTGTCCCACGCAAGGCAGGCAAACCGGGGAATGAAATACTCGCCACAGTGAGGGCAGGGCCATGCCCAATGGTATCGAGTCCCCGTCAGCCACAAGCGCCAGACCGTGGACTTGATCTCATCCGGGTCAACCTCAGACCAGAACTCAAGGCCGCTTTCAGGGTCGGTTTCCACTTCGGCCACCCCCTCGCTTGGCGTTGACGTGATGGCGTGAACGAAGGCCGGATAGGTATCACCGCGCGCATCGATCAGGCCGACCGGGTCGCCTTGACCGTTGAGGTTACCCGCCAGCTCGTCCACTTCGTCCGTGAGCGCCAGACCAAACGGGTCCGACTTCATCGCCGTGGATGACCCACCATGCGCCAGTCTCAGCGGAACACCGTTGATCAGCTTCTTGGTTTTCTTCTGCTTGGACTTGGCCGCGACGACATCCTTGAGGCAGGTGCTGCGCATAAGTTCATCAATGCGCGGTTCCCACTGGTTGATGATGAAGTCCTTCGACGGGCCGACATACAAGGTCGGAACCGGATGAGTGTCGAGGCGCTCCCCGATCAGATCGAGAAACGTCTCCGACTTGCCAGACTGAGCAGACACCACCATGACCACGCGCTTGTGCGTCCGGCCGTGAACAGCCATCGCGAAAGGGATCATGTACGGAGTCTTGTGCGGATTGCGTGGGCCCGGATGACCCGCCGTGTCGGGATATTCGCGGTTGTCTTTCGCCCATTGGACAGGGTCAGTCCTCGGCCTCGGCGTCAGAAGTTTCCTCACCCGACCGTAGATCCGCGATTTTTTTGGCAAGACGATCTGCCAATCGGAGCCTTCCCTTGTCGATGATGTCATTCAATCTCTGCCGCTCTCGCGGCGCTCCCGTGATCTCGGCTGGCAGGCCGTTGAGGTAGGAAAGGAATAGACCAGCCAGCTCGTCCGCTACGGACAAGGCTTCATCGAGCGTGATCAGCTCGCGGTCTTTCCTCATACGGTTCATGCGGAGGTCGAGCGCCTTTTCTTCCCGGACCTTGTCCAGGCTTTCGCTCCCGGTCTTCTTGACCGCGCCATCCTTGAGATGATCGGCATATGCCCGGACGGTATCGCCTATGGCGTAGCCAACACCCGTCTTCGACAGCACACCATCCGTCGTCATGATGCGAAGGAACCGGTCGCTCACCCGAAGAATCCGGGACATCTCCTGCTGGTTCACCACCTGATCGGCGATGTACGACTTCGGAGTTGGTGCCACCGCAACCTTCTTCGGCGCTGCCGCTTTCTTTGCCGCAGGTTTCTTTTTTGCTGCCGTCGCCATCATCTCACCCTTGCAAGTTTCTTATCTCGCCGCCGTGCTCGGCGGTTTCCCTGTTCCATCCATGGGGCAGGGGCCGTCGGTACATCGGGAGATATGCGTTGCTCGCCAGACACGACGAGCAACATCAATGCGGCGACCGCGATCAGCATTAGAACCTCATGAGTTTTTCGATGCGCTTGCCTACGTGCAGCTCAAGCTGCTGCGGGCCGACCACCAAGAACGTGTTCAAGGACTCGTCCTCTGGGATTTCCTTCATCAGTGCGGGGCCGAACAGCCGGCGGATCTTGCCGTACTTCACCCCCGAGGAGGCGAACTTGCCGCCTGCGCCTCGTGGCTGATTAGGCTTCCGGCCAAAGGTCCAAAGCGCTTTCGGTGCGCGACTTGACGTCCCGGCGCTCGGTGGCAGCATCGCGTAGAAATTTCCGTCCGCAACAAACGAGCGTTTGAAGATGCGCGGATTGTTCCACACTCCAGACCGGACGGTTCCCCGATCCAGTCCCTTGCGGCCAACATTCAATCGGCTGGATGATTTCACCGATCGAAGTCCCCGATACTTCTCAATGTCCGTGCCGCCCTTCACACCGAAGATGTCGAAGGCGAGAATTGCTTTGCGAGAGACGCCCCTCGTACCGGCCACGACGTAGCCCTGATAGTTGCCGGGCTTCAGGTTCATCTGTTTGGTGACTGCCTTCTGCACCTTCACTTTGGTGCGACGGCCAGCGTCAACAACGCCACGATGAAGCTCATCTTTGAAGGTGCCTTTAGCCAGGCGCTCCGACAATCGAGTGAAGCTCTTCAGCGAATTGATGTTTGAAGTGCCGAGCTTGATCTGCATTTCAGCCTCCAAACGATAGCTTTGTTCTAACGATGCCCCGGTGTTTCCGTGGTCGTACGCAAAATTATTTCTATCGGAGCTAGTCACCCCGTAGAATTTTTTTCTCGAAACTGAGTGCCAAGATCACCCGGACCAAGAGGCCGACCGTCACGGAATCGGAACGGTAGAAACAAAATCTTCAAAACCGCTCGAATACTGCGCTGCGCCCGACCCGCGGTGCCCCGCCCCCTGCCAGAAGAACCTAACCGGCCACGGGGTCTAACCCATTGATATGTAATGACATTTGGCGGCGTCTCACGTGGGCGCGCATGAGGCGGGCACGTGGGCGCATGGGTAGGCGCGTGGGTGGCGTGCACGTGGGTGCGGGCATAGCGCGCCATGAGCGGGCAGGCATGGGCAGGCGCTGGCATGGCGTAGGGTAGGGCAGACGCCTTCCGGCTTCGCCTTCGCTTCGCTCTGCTAGTCCTGTTAGCGTATGTGGAATGTGGCTATGTGCACCATGCGCGGCGTCCGGCGTCTGGGCCGTACCTTATCGCCGCTGGCAATAATGGCTTATGGGCATTTGTTTGACTCGCCGATTTGAGTCCACGCAAGGGGAAAAGTGAAAAGCCTATCCGCTTTGCACCATAGCCAGCGCCCGCCACCTATCGGCCGCATGTGCGGTTGACAGCCTATGACGCGGCCTTCCTGCCACCATGGCCCGGCCTGTTTTTTGGGAGATTTGGCGGAAATGTAATTCGTTTCGTATAAAATTGTTTTGTTTGTTTTCAATACGTTAGATACAAAACGTATAATTTATTAAAAATAGCGCTTGCGTTTAATACGATCTGAATTATTCTATGTGTATCGAAGCAACGGCAACGGGGCAACGATACGCCGAACCGGCAACGGTCTAGCGGGATCTTTGAAAATAAGTCGACGGCTTTTTGCCTTTGCCCTGTTAGGTGGACGTAATGCGAGACTGATTCGTCGGTGCGGCATAGCGGGATTGACCAGAGATAAAGGACTCACGAAAAGCGCGGTCGCGAATCGGTGATTGATACGTGTGAAGCCTTACAAGCTTTGCCAGTCAATCGGGGCCTATGTTCCGGCCTGACTTAACAATAGGACATTTGCAAATATGCGCCGCTGGAAACAGGACGGGCGATAAAGCAAAGCACAATAGGCAATATGCGGTTCGGTTGGGATAGTCCGATGTGAAGCTCTGAAAAAGCGCCGCTCTATAAGGCTAGTCCCCGGCAAGCGCCGGATGTTTCGAGATAAACCATTCAAAGAATTTTCAATGTGAAAAGGCCGGAATTGCTGAAAAAGCTTTCCGGCTTTTTCCGTTGCAATGGCTTGGCAGATAAGGCCGGGCTTTTTCAACGGAAAGGCAAGGCAATGGATTTTGAAACTGCTATGGAAAGTAACGTCTCAATCAATGCAGCAATAGCCGAATTGGCACGGCACGGACACAAGGCAATCGACTTTGACGATTGCGAGCTATTCGATTGTGTATCGGGCGAAACAATCGCCGTTATCAACGGCGGATGCATTGCAGGCAATGCCGTTCTGGCATGGCTTGGCTACTGAATTGCAGCATAAAGGGCAGGGAAAGCCTGCCTTTTGTGAAGCTATTCGGCTTCGATCCCCGCAATTATGCGACAAATGGAAAAGGAAATTCATCATGGCAAATTTCAAGGTTCTCAAAGGTAACGCGCTCGGTAAAGCTATCGAAGGCCGTGGCGAAGCCATTGCCACGTTCACGGAAAAAGAGCACCAGCTTGCCTATTCGGCTATCGCTCATTTGGAAGAACACAACGATGCAAAGTATGTGAACGCGCTTTATGCCGTCACGCCGGTTAACTACCGTGCCGGATTGCGTGCATGGGTAGGCGCTTTTGCAAAGGCGAAGTTTGAAAAGGAATCGCAGACGTTCGTCTATGCGAAGGGCAAGGAATCGAACCTTGAAAAGGCGCTGGAAATTGCTCCGGCGAACTATGCCAAGGAATCCAACGCCGGCGCGGGCAAGGCGGCTAAGTCGCTTATGGAACGTGTGGAGTCCGCGGCGAAAAAGGTCATCGAAAATGAAGCTGCAAGCCGTGACGACAAGGCTTTCGCTCGCGCCTTGAATAACTTCCTTGCCATGCACAAGCGTGCCCTGACGCAGCCAAAGGCGGAAAAGCCTGCGAAGCCTGCCCCACGCCTTATCAAGGCGAAGCCGGAAGCAACGGCGGAAGCGAAGGCCGCTTAATCTGAAAAATCGACAGGGCCGGGTCCGAATAGGGCCCGGCTTTTCCGTGAACCCCTGCAAGGGCGCTTTCGCGCGCCTTTTCACGGCTTCACGCCGAATGCAGACGCCTAGCAGTCTATGTGCCGCCCGTCATTCGCCGGAAAGGTTCGACCTCCGATATGGTGCAATCCTCTTTTGCACGGGTATGTCACGGAATGCATAGGCGCGATGATATGAGCGGAAAACAGATAGGCCATAGAGCCGATGGCACCGCAAAAAGATCTAGCCGCTAGGCGTCTGCGCCCACGCAATCATGCGCTCATGGAGAAATTGTCATGCTTTCACGCCCGGAATCCGTCCGGCGGCAGGCTGATTATGCGCCTTTCCGCCACCCACATTTTGAGACTGCCAAGGCCGCACAACGTGCCGCTTTCCTGCGCGAGCTCGAAGAGTCGGTCAAGCGGTCTGACGCCATGCGCGCACGCCTTTCAACCGCTCGCGTCTTGGAGTCACTGCAATGAAAACCATTCTCGCCGCACTCGCCTTCCTGCCTGTTTCGCTCCCGCATGATACGGCGCCTATTCCGCGCCCCGACATGCCTGCGCAATATGTCGTGGTCGCGTTCGACAAGGGCTTCACAAAGGCAACTGTCATCGAAGAATTTCGCGACATTGACGACCTCGAAGCATGTGTCGACGTCGCGCAGTCGTCCGGTGAAGGCCAGTGGACTTCATGCGTTCCCGTAACAGGTGAGGCTGAAGCGTATGCGCTCGCCGAACCAACGGACTCCATCGCCTGCCTTTTGGCCGCAATCCAGCCCACTGACGCGAACCTTGAAGCGTGCACGGGCATTCCGGTAGCGGAGTCGATCCATGAATAGCGTTTCGACCTGTCATCTCCCACTCGCCGCGCCGGGACTTATCAGCTTCCGGTGCCGCTCGCCTTTTGGCTGGATCATGATCGGCGCGCACGATCCCGACGACGCCATGTCTCAAGCCCGACGTTCCAGCGAGTCCGCAAGCCGTGACACGCTGCAAATATGGAACGGCTCGCGCTATGTGCCGGTGTAACGCCATGCCGCGCCATTGGGAAACACACCTATACACCTACGCCGTCGCCTACCAGCAAGGCGACAAGATCAAGCCTGAAAACCTTGCCGGTATGCGCCGCAAGGCGCTTTTGCACGGCCATACAGAAGGCCAATGCCTGCGAGTCGAGCAAGATCCCGGCCTTTACATTCGCACCGGACGCCTAAGCCCGGTCTAACCCGCACCCCGCACCCTGCAACTATGCACGAAAGGAAACGCGCCATGAGCAACCCCGCTCAAGCCGCCCTGTCACGCGCCGTCAACCGCGCAATCGCCAATGGCTCGCCTGTTGTCGTGAACGTCCCGCCGCGTATTGCGCCTGGATACCGCGCCTTTACCGGCCATGTTTTCACGGCAACGCAAGCGGCGGCTTACAACGCCGCGCTTGACCGATTCGAGCGGTCGCCGAATGAGGCGAACCAGAATGGCGCGCACAATCTTTTCTATTCCATCGCCTTGACCGGAAAGGAAGCATGACCGTGCGCAAACTGAAAGCATTTCTGCTTGGGATGCGGGAGTTCCGCCTGTCCATTACATGGGCTGACCCCGCTCGCACCGACGACTGCGACTATACCGGGCTTGACGAATCCTACGACAGAGGCCGGGAATTTGCGCACCGTCTGACCCTGCGCGCCTTCGACGGCTGACTACACCTTTCACCACCCGCAAACATGCGAAAAGAGGAGATCCGCGCCATGAAAGCGCCCGTTGCATACACATACGTCATATTGAACGAACGTCGCCGCTCGACGGCCCGCTGGTCGCTGGCAATCCAGTTCCCGAACGGAATCCTTGAGCGCCTCACGACATACAAAAGTCGTTACCGCGCCGTGTCCGCCGCAAAGACTCTCGCCGTCGGCTCCTGCCGCATAGAGGTGCGCGCGTGAAAGATGCACTCCGCGAACTGGCTGACTTCCTTTGTTACGACGTCATGCCTGCCGTGGTCGTTACGGCCTTCATGCTTGTTTTCTGGGCTGTCGCGATAGCGATCCTGCCACAATAGTTTGGCCTCTGCCCCCGAGGCTGACTTCCGATCCCTCAAAACCGGAGGTGTCCCATGCGCCGGGCTTTTAAAGCCGGCTGACCCAACTCGGCGGGAAATCCGCGTGACCGCCCGCCCTCGTAACCGGCGCGCACCCCCTCGCAATCATGCAACAGAGAAAATTATGTCTTTTGAGACCGTCTTTATCGCCATCGGCTTAATTCATATCGCCGCTTCGCTCGTCGCCTACCGCCTTTTGTTGCGGAGCAGGTAACGCTTTCACCCGCAACCATGCATATGAGGAGATCAACATGAATGCCGCCCTGCCGCTCATTGTGAGCCTGAATTGCGGGTGTTTCTTCCGTGGTCGGTTCCTGATCGAGACGCCCGAATGCGAAGAGCATCGCAAGCTCGACAGCCTCGACGACGAACCGACCGAGTTCAAGTTCGACCAGCTGTCCGACCGAGCGAAAGAACGCGCTCGCGAGAAATTCCGCGACGGCTATCTCAACTATGATTGGTGGGATTCTGTCTATGACGCCGCCGTTACCATCGCCGAAATGATGGGCATAGAGATAGATGGCACCGCGCGGCAACCATCAATACAGTTCTCCGGCTTCTGGTCGCAAGGTGACGGCGCGTCGTTTTCAGGGCGCTGGACCCCATTGGCCGATCCGCTCGCCTCGCTCAACAAGGTGATGGAATACGCGCCACTGGACAAGGAACTGCATTCACTCGCCTTCGATCTGGCGTTGCTTTCCGAAGGATGCCGCGATCTCATTCCCAATGCCTATGTCCGCGTCACCAACTCTGGATATTATTCACACTCCGGCAGCACGCATTTCGACATTGACCTGCCGCTCCCCGACAACATCGACGAGGACAACGAACTGCAAGTCATGGTCTATGAAGCCTTGCTCAAGGCTCGCGATCTGGACTTCGACTCATTCGAGGACCGCATCAAGGCAAGCCTGCGCGGCTTCATGGACTGGATATATGACCAGCTTGAGACCGAGCATGACTGGCTCATGTCCGATGAAAACATTGACGAGGCGCTCGCCGATTACAACTTCGATGAAGAAGGAGAGTTGCTTTGATAGCCGAGTTCTCAACCTATCTGCGCATCTTTGACGTGACCACGTTTGTCTCCGCCGCACAAGAACGAGCCAGAAACGAAGGCGTCGACGAGAATGACGTCAAAGAAATGTACAACGAGTCCAACTTGGACAATTGCCTCATCATGTTGCTCGATCCATCCACGCTTCCCGGTTGCGAAATCCTCGAAAGTAACGCCGAGATTGCCTGACACCCCGCCAACTATGGCACCACAACGGAGACTCCCGTGAATATCATGACCAATCCTCAATCCGTTTCCTCGGTCCTCGCCAGCCGCGCGATGATTGTTTCCCTGTCCATCTCGCAATGGTCAGGCCGTCGCCTTGACCGGCAGATCACCGACGAGGTCAACCAGAACCACGGCGCTGCCGCCGACGCTGGCCGCTACAACAAATTGCTCCTCCCGAAGGAAGCATTGGCGGAAATCGTATCCATCGTCGGCGAAACCCGCTCGGACTTCCTCAAACGCACCTTGCCTTGGATGGACAACGGTAGCCGCATCATGGCAAGCGATGCATATTTGCAGCATATGTCATGGGTGCGCGGTCAGGTCGCCAAGTTCGACCGGGCTGTCGACAAATTCCTCGCTGACTACCCGCAATATGTGGCCGATGCCCGTGTCCGCCTGAACGGCATGTTCAAGGACGACGACTACCCCGACGCTCAAATCTTGCGCAGCAAGTTCGGCGTTGCCTGCAAGGTTCTTCCGGTCCCCACCTCGGAAGACTTCCGCGTGGACATGAGCCAGGCACAAGCTGACCGCATCCGCGAGGAGATCGAACAGCAAGTCTCCGACGCCACCACGGAAGCGGTGCGTGATGTTTACCGCCGCGTGGCAGACGTCACAGGACGAATGGTCGAAAGGCTCAACGCCTACAAGCCAGCCGGTCGTCCGGGTGACAAGACGGAAGGCGTGTTTCGCGACAGCCTTGTCGAGAATGTGCGCGATCTGATTAGCGTCTTGCCCGCGCTCAACATCATTGGCGACCGCGAGCTTTCCGCCATGGTCGAACGGCTCAAGCCATTGGCCGAGCACAATGCGTCGACCCTGCGCGATAGGCCGGAGATCCGCCGCGACGTAGCCGATGAGGCTCAGAAAATCCTCGACAGCGTCTCCGGCTTCTTGGCCTGAGACAAATAGAATTGCAGGAGCGAGGCGCCCGCTCCTGCATTTGGCGTGGCATGGCTTGGTAGGGCGCGGCGGGGCAGCGCATGGCAGGCATGGCATGGCGCGGCGTGGTATGGCTCGGCTTGGCGCGGCAGGCTAGGCGCGGCTAGGCGAGGCGCGGCGAGGCAAGGCGCGGCGAGGCCGGGCAGGCTCCCACCCAAAAGCCGCCGCTCTCTGAAAAGGGAGCGGCACCTCAAAGTTCTCCTCTTCACCGGGGAGCCTTTTGAGGTGTCAGAACGGCACTACGAACCCAATGCAATCATGCATCCAAGGAAACATGTTCATGGCAAAAGCAGCAACCAAAGTCGAAACCGGAATCACTCTTCCGAAGCTCAACATCCAGCTCATGGAAGTGGTGGTCATCGGCGACTCCCCGCTCATCGTCCACGCTTGGTCTGAAAAGGCCAAGAAGGAAATGCTGGACAAGCAGTTGAAGGTAGCGAAGGGCGCTCGTGAAGCGAAAGACCCTGTCGCAGACTTCCAGAACACTATGTATCGCTTCGAAGACGGCGGTCACGGCTTCCCGTCCATCGCCTTCAAGGCGGCAGCTGTCACCGCTGGCACATCCGTTGCGGGACTCACCAAGATCGCAGCGAGACAGGCGTTTCATATGCTCGGCGAGAACGCCGACATTGCCGGTGCTTTTGATGGGGCGCAGTCCCGCACGAACCTCGTGCGAATCCTCGGCTCCGAACCCCAGATGCGTGAAGACATGGTCAGGGTCGGAATGGGCACGGCAGACATCCGCTACCGTGCGGAATACCCGGATTGGCACGCAAAACTGCTCGTTCGCTACAATGCAAACGTGCTGTCCGAAGCACAGATTCTCAACCTCATCAACGTGGCAGGCTTTGCTGTCGGCGTCGGCGAATGGCGCCCCGAAAAGGACGGCAATTACGGCATGTACCATGTCGCCACCGAGAAGGAACTGAAGGCGCTTGGTGTGCAATCACCGGGCTGAAACAATACAGGGTCGCGTTGCCATCGTGGCCCTGTTTAGGCGAGGTATGGCAGGCAAGGCAGGGCTTGGCTGTGCGAGGCAGGGCGCGGCGGGGCAAGGCCGGGCAGGCTCACCCACCAGCGGCCAAGGGGCAGCATTCAACCGCCCCATTTCTTTTCAACAACCAACAGAGGAGTAGCTGCAATGGTAAAGATTGCATCTTACGGCTTCGCAGAGGGTTCCCGTTTCCAGAAAGGCGCGAATACTTCCGCCCCCGAACTGGTCGGTGAACACCTTGAGACTATCCGCAAGGCGAAAGACGGTAAGCTCACACCCGACGACGTGGTGGCCGACGCTCGTAATCCCAACTCTCCGCTGCATTCGTTCTTTGAGTGGGACGATTCAGCAGCAGCTCATGAGCACCGGCTTCGGCAGGCTCGCCAGCTGATCCGCACGATCGTTGTGCGCTATCAGGAAGTCGAGTCCAAGGAACCGATACGGGCCTATGTTAATGTCCGCTCACCCAACAGTGACAATGGGAATGAACCGGACAGCGATGAACCACGTCAGTATTACACCGACACGATCGAAGCGCTCTCTGCCCCTGACATGCGAAGGGCCGTGCTTCTCCGGGCAAAGTCCGAGCTTGACGCTTGGCGCAAGCGATATGCCGACCTCGAAGAATTGTCCATCGTCGTGCGGACCATCACCAAGATGTCCGAAAAAGTCGGCGAACTGGCTGATGCTTGAACCCAAACAAATAATTGGCGTGGTGGGGCAGGCAGGGCTTGGCATGGCAGGGCTTGGCTTGGCCCGGTGCGTCTCGTTTCGGCAGGCAAACACGGGGATTCGTTCGCGGCTCCCCTTTTCTTTTCAGCAATCATGCAAACTAAGGAGACGAGCATGAGTGTGCGCAATCTTCCATCGCCTGTTCGATTCCTCCTCATCCCGGTACTCGGCGACATCAAAGAGGAACGGTTTACGGTTGCGCCCGCCACGGTGGTTCCCCGTGCCAAACTATTGGAGCATGTGCGGACGTTCTTCGACGAACCAATCGAGCGCGTGAACGTGCTCTATCGGGGCGAGTACCGCGATATGTTCGTCGGCGAGACGTCGGCCATCAACGGTCGCCACATCCGCAATATCCGGGCGACCGAAGTCTACCGGGCAAATGCGCTGGAAAATCACTGGCGTCTCAATTCACCCGACCCGACAAAGGCGAAGCCTATCGATTTGTCGTGGACACTCGACCCTGAAATTCTACCGGCCATCTCTGGTCCGGCGGTTCTGTTCCCAGATTATCAAGTGTGGGAATAACCCCGAAAGGAAACCCCATGTTCATCGTAGCGTGGTCCGTCAATCACGGCGGCAACAACATCGAAGATCATTGGATCGTCGCTGAGACACAGAAACAGGCAGACGCCGAAGCTGCAAAGCTGCAAAAGATCGACAACCTGCACTGTTGGGCCGTCTCTGAAATCAAAGCAGGCTCCGAGCCTCACTGGCTCTCGTAACTCTCAACATCCCGCCAAGCATGGCAAACACGGAGAACTTCTATGAACCTCAAGTCCGCAACGACTCTGCTCAACCACTTCATTGACGCCGACATTCCGGCATTCATGTGGGGCCCTCCCGGCGTCGGCAAGTCCGCTTCGCTGCATCAGATTGTGACCGAGCGTAAATGGGGAATGGTGGACTTCCGCGCTTCGACCCGTGACTCGGTGGCGTTGATGGGCCTGCCTGATATTTCCGGCGAGACCACCCGCTGGAAAGTGCCGGACGAATTTCCGCAGGCCGAACGTGACGGCGAGGAAGGCATCCTGTTTCTCGACGAACTGAACGCCGCGCCACCTTCGATGATGGCGGCAATGTTTGGCCTGGTCCTTGACCGCAAGGTCGGCGACTACGTGCTGCCCAAGGGCTGGCGCGTAGTTGCGGCTGGCAATCGTCAGGCTGACCGTGCTGCGGCACAGCGTATGCCTACCGCTCTCGCTAACCGCTTCGCTCACATCGACGTCGATGCAGATACGAGCGCCGGACATGACAATGTCCACGTCGAATACTTCAATCAGATCGGCGTTGATCCGCAGCTCATTGCCTTCCTTCGGTTCCGTCCGGCACTGATCCATTCGATGCCGAAGAATGATGAGCGTGCGTTCCCAACGCCCCGTTCGTGGGAACAGGCGGCGAAGATCCTGAATCTTCCGACGGCACTCCGCCTGCAGGGTGTATCCGCTATCGTCGGTGAAGGCGCTGCGGCTGAACTGGAAGGATTCCTTCGTGTTTACCAGAACTTGCCTTCGCTAGATCTGGTACTCGCCAATCCGAACAGCGCGCCTATCCCGGAAGACCCGGCGGCTCGCTTTGCAATCTCCGCTGGCCTTGCCCGTAAGGTTGATGAGCGGTCTTTCGACAACGGCATGGCTTACATGCAGCGCTTGCCTCGTGAGTTCGAGATTATGATGTGCGTCGATGCGGTGCGTCGTGAACCGAAGCTCAGCCATACGCAGACGTTCACTTCGTGGGCCATGAGAAACCAAGACGTCACTCTAGGCTGATGCCATGGCAGAAATCCGCGCCATCTTCGGCCCTTACAAGACGGAAGAACAGACCTCGCGCATCACTTGGTTCTTCTCCGGCGTCCGAGCGGACGGGGAGTTCACGGCGTGGTCTCTCCGTTTTCAATTCGATACGCGGCGCTATACGTGCCGCGTCATCAAGAACAAGCAGGCAGCAAAGTATGCCGCGTCCATAAGTCATAAAGACTTGTTCAGCCTCCCCGAAGCAGCGCGGTCGGAAGTCAGTTGTGGCCGCGTGACGGACATGCTCAAGGCCAAGCTTTCACCAGAGCAAATCGCTCGGGCTACGGCGCTGGCTATACAATACAGGAGGTGATGATGGCCATCATTCGCAGGGTCTTCGGTCCCTTCCACCCTGAACACATCCATCCGGGCACGCAGGCTGAGGAGCTGCGATGGCATTTCATCGGCATCAAGGACGACAAGACGACAGCACACTGGACATTGGTCTTTGACCCTCGCAAGCGAACTTATCGGGTCAACAACAATACCAGCAGCGGCGGCTTGATTGGCCGCAGCCGAAAGGCATTGATCGCCCAAAAGATAGATCCGGGTGTCAATTGTGAGACTGCTCACCCCGACGCCTGGCTCGACGACTCTCCAGTCATGGAGGGCACCATCACCAGCATCCTGAAATCGAAACTCTCACCAGAGGATATTGCCAGGGCGACCGCGCTGGTAATCGCAAGGAGATGAATCGTGCTGACTACCGACGTCATCATGAACAACTTCAGGAAGAGCGACCACGCTGACAATCGCTGGAGCTTTGCTCCGCTTCCCGAAACCGTTCTCAACACGCACCTTTACTACCTTTCGTTCATCAAGCAGGAGCGGCGGTTCATGCTGTCTCGAAAGCAGATCGTGCCCTTCATCCCGATCGAAGATGACGAACTCCTGCAGGCGTTCAAGGCGACACTGCATGCAGACGAAGTGGCTGCGTGCATGAGATCCACTCTCGATCAGGGCGTCGACCCGGATGACATTCCATTCTGATACACGGAGGCCAACATGAAAACCGAAGACAAGATCCTCGCCGCACAGACGTCGCTACTTTGGGACCAGCCATTCTTTGGCGTCCTCATGCTCCAGCTTAAAAAGGTGCGGGTGGATGACCCGAAGAAGGTCGATACGATGGCGACAGACGGCCGTCATCTCTTCTACCACCCGCCCTTCGTCGATGAGCTGAAGAAGGACGAGCTGGTTTTCGTGCTGGCCCATGAGGTCATGCACAACGCCCTGGAGCATCACATCCGACGCCAGTCCCGTAAGCCCGGCCGCTGGAACGATGCCTGCGACTACGCCATTAACGGCGAGCTGGTCGAATGCAAGGTCGGCAAGATGCCAGAGCGCGGCCTGCTCGAGGCGCGCTTCACCGGTCTTTCAGCCGAGGAGATCTACCGTATCCTCGACGACGAGAACAACGGCGACGACTCCGCTGAAGGGCAGGGCGATACCGGTGGTTGCGGTGGAACGATGGATGGCTGCGCACAGCACGACGAGGCAGCCAAGGCCGAGCTGCGTGCCGAGATGCAAACGCAGATCAGGCAGGCTGCCATGACCGCCAAGGCTGCGCAGGCTGGTAAACTTCCGGCTGGCGTGCAGCGTATCATCGACGAGCTGCTCATGCCGAAGGTCGACTGGCGGGCTGTTCTCCGCCGCTTCATCGACGAGTCCAGCACCCGTGATTTCTCATGGTCGAGGCCGAACCGTCGCCTGCTTCCGCTTGGTCTGGTTACTCCGGGCACAGTTTCGGATGGCGTCAGCCATATCGTGATCGCGGTTGACACATCTGGCTCGATCGACGAGCCCACGCTCAATGCCTTTGCTGCCGAGGTGCGGGGAGCATTCGAGGAAGGCTCTGTCGACAAGATCGACGTGGTCTACTGCGATGCAGCCATCAACCACACAGAGCAATTCGAAATGGGCGACGAGCTGTTCATCCGTGCGGTAGGCGGGGGCGGCACTCGCTTCTCGCCTGTCTTCGAATGGGTGACCGAGAAAGCAGCCGACACCAAGCTGGTGATCTACCTAACAGACTTGCTCTGCAATGACTTCGGCGACGAGCCGCACTGCCCGGTTATCTGGGCGCACTATGGAACGAAGAGCCAATTTCAGCAGCTCAGCCCCAACGTTCCGTGGGGTGAGTGCGTACACATCGAGCCTTAGGAGGAATAATTGCCCATCTTACTCGACCTGACTGGCCAGCAGTTTGGCCGGTTGATTGCTATAGCCAGAGATCCAACCGCACGCCCTACACGCTGGTCATGCAGATGTGAGTGCGGCAACACGAAAGTCGCTGCCACGAACGACCTCAGGCAGGGGAAAACGAAATCCTGCGGCTGCTTGAGAGTTGAAGTGACCGGGGGAAAGAACCGCACCCACGGTCTGCGACAGCACCCCCTCTACGATGTATGGCAAAGCATTAAAGACAGGTGCCTAAATCCTAACAATCCTCAGTTCAAAGATTATGGCGGGAGAGGAATAAAAATCTGCGATGAATGGGCGCACGATGGCGCTGCGTTCATCGCATGGGCAGAAGCCAACGGCTACCGCGCCGGCCTCATCATCGATCGCGAGAATAACAATTGGGGATACAGCCCCGAGAATTGCCGGTTCGTTACGCGGAAGACCAGCAACCGCAACAAGCGGAACACCAACTACATCGACACTCACCTCGGTCGCATGATGCTGGCTGAAGCGGTCGAGATCTCCGGCTTGGGCAGGGACACCATCCGACGCCGCTTAAAGTTGGGATGGCCCGCATCAAAGATCCTTCAGCCCGCCCGAGCGATGAAGAAGAGCAGCAAATAACCCACCACCCGGCATGAAAGGATAATTCCGTGCCCCACACACAAGGACCGTGGGCGGTCGACGACTGCCCGCTCGACATCGAACATGCCTGCACCATGCTCAAGGTCGATGCCAATACGCCACGAGAATGGGTGGGTATCTGCACCCCTCGCGATGCGGACGGCAACTACGAGCACGTTGCTTACTGCCACATATCGAATGCTCCGGTGATCGCAGCCTCCACAGTGATGCTGGATCTCCTGCGCCGCAATCTCAATGCGTGGGAAGACGAAGAGGATTCCGTGCAGGAAGAGCACGAGGAACTGATCGTCGATCTGCGCCAGTTTCTGAAGGACAAGTGACATGCCTAGCTATCTCGTCACATGGGAGATCGACATCGATGCCGAGACCGCACATGACGCGGCTCGGCAGGCACATGAGATCGTCCGCCGGCCGGATACATCGGCCAATGTCTACAAGGTCATCGAACATGACAGTAGCAGCGAGACGGTAACGGTTGATCTTGAAGAGGACGCGCCTCCACCGCCTCCAGATTGGAACGTGCGTCATGGTTAGCCAGCACCTTCGAAACACCACTCGCAATCATGCGAAAGGAAGAGAACATGACGACCAAGTTCCGCGATCAACAAAGCTTCAACCACCTCCAGATGGAGGCAGCTCTCTGTGCCTGGGAATGGATGCTGGAGAACAACACGCACGAGATATTCAACGGTATGTTCGATAGCCATGGCTACGGCGCGATGCGCCATTGCGCCATGCAGGCCGGCGACATTGCCAACCTGGTTTACAAGCATATGGAAGTGCGGGGTTACGAGTTCGTCGACGCCTACGATTGGGAGTTCGTGCCGGGCGTGCTGCTCCGACTGGATTGGGAGAAGCTCTTCATGGACAACCAGTACAACGAAGAGCCTTACCAGCCTGACATTCACGCCATCTTCTGCGCCATGGTCTCCGCCGACTTGGCAGCTCACACCGACCCGCAGCGCCGCAGCTTCCAGAAGAAAGAAGACACTGCAATCTGGATCACCAAGGCCCGTGCTGAAGCCGAGAAGCAATGGGGCTACAGCGATCTCGTCTCCGATCACCCGGAGAAGGTGACGGCTGCCATGGAGCGCGACGAAGATCCGGCCGAGTTCATCAAGTGGCTCGGCGAGAAATACAATCTCACTCCGGCGCCGGGGTTGTGACGCATGCAAGACTTCGTCGTCACAATGACCCTCGAACTCGTCGTTGAAGCCGACAACCCCGGCTCGGCTGTGTCCGATACGGTCATCCGCCTGCAGAAATTGCTTGAAACTCACGACCCGCTGCTGTTGAGTTCTATGCTACGGGAGGCGGTTGCTTATACAGCTGCCAAATCTCCCTGTAGGATTTAGCGGGCAAGGGAGGCTCAAATGGAAGAAGGCTTTTTCCATTCACCATTCAACATCATCGCTATTGGAATCATTCTCTTCTTCTATTTCATGCCGACGATCTTTGCATTTCGCCACGGACGACCCGACTCGTGGGCTATATTGATTATCAATACAGCTTTCGGGTGGACGCTTATCGGTTGGATTGGCTCGATGTTCTGGTCGATGGCTCCTGTCCAACGGCAGTAATGCACTCCTCATAAACACACCAAAGGCCGGGTCATTCGCCCGGCCTTTTCTTTTCTACCCCCTCGCAATCATGCGACCCCACGGAGATCTATACCATGAGCAATATCGACAACGTCACCGCCACTGTTTCGACTGCTTCTCTCAACTACTCGGTTTTCAGGAAGGCTATTGAGAACGCCTGCAAGATCGTCGAACGTCGCAACATCATCCCCGTTCTCGATACCGTCCTCATCAAGGCGACGACGAATGGCGTCTATGTTCTCGGCACTGACCTCGACATCTGCACCACGACCTTTGTGCCGGGCAATGTATCCAAGGACTTCACCGCTCTGGTCGATGCTCACAAGCTCAAGGCCACAATGGATAAGGTGAAGGATGCTCCGGCCATCAACTTCGCCATGTCGCAGAAGAAGCTCACTGCCAACATCGGGAAGCTGAACCTGACATTGAAGCAGGATATTCCAGCCGAAGATTTCCCTGAAAGCCACGCCTTCCGGGACCGGTTGAGTGAGTCAAACCATACGTTCACGCTGCCGTCAGCCACGCTGCTCAAAATCCTCAACAAGGTCCAGTTCGCTATCTCCACGGAAGAGACGCGGTACTATCTCAACGGCGTGTATATGCACGTCATCGAGAACTCGCACCACATCACCTTCGTCGCCACGGACGGCCACCGGCTGGCTCGATATGAGATGCCTGCGCCAGAAGGCGCAAACGGTATCCCCGCTGTCATCATCCCTCGCAAGACAATTGTTGAACTGATGCGGCTCCTCAAGCGCAAGGGCTGCCCGGAAGAAACGATGATCACGGTTTGCAAGACCGGCGTTCGGTTCACTGTCGGCGAGGACGAGACCGTGGACAGCAAGGTCATCGACGGACAATTCCCGGATTACACCCGCGTCATCCCTATGAACAACGATCACCACGCCACGATCTATCCGGCTTCCTTCATTGACGGCGTCAAGCAGGCCAGCGCGGTTCTCCCTTCAAAGGGCGGCTCGGTCTCGGTCAACTTCCTGCGGGGGATAGCCTCTCTCACGTGTCGTGATGTCGACTTCGGTGAAGCATCCGTCGATGTCTCGATTGAGAACGAGCGGTCGCTGGAGATCGGATTCAACGCCCAATACCTGATCGACATCCTTTCGCACGTCGATGGTGAAGCGAAGTTCATGCTCATGGGCGCTGGAGATCCGGTCGTCATCCGCAACTCGGACGATGATTACCTGACCTTCGTTCAGATGCCGACGCGCATCTAACCACCCTCCGTCACACCTCAACACCCACTGCGATGGCGCTCCTCTCGGGGCGCCATATCGGGGCGTGTTGCCCTTTTTCAACGGAGAACAATATGAAAAAGTTTAGCATCATCTTCATCGCATCCCTCGCTCTTTCGACCTCGTCTGCCCTTGCTTCCGATGGCTGCACCGGCAGTGCCACGCTTATGAAGTGGCTTCAGGGTTGCCGCGATCTTCCGAGCAGCGTGCGGGTTATCGACCACTCCGGTGGCGACCGCACCCCAGGCGCTAAGAGCTCCTCGGGTGGTAACGGTGCAGCCAGTGGCGGAGAGTCCAGCGCCAATGCTGGCGGCAATTCCGGCGGAACCAGCGGCACTACCAACAACGGCAACTCCGGCGGCTCCAGCAATGCTGGCAACTCTGGCGGCGGCAGCAACGGCGGTTCGAACTCCGGCAGCACTGGCGGCGGCAGCAACGGCGGTTCGAACTCCGGCAGCACTGGCGGCTCCACGGGTGGAAACACTGGCGGCTCCGGCAATTCCGGTGGCGATACTGGTGGTAACTCCGGCGGTGATACCGGTGGGAACAACGGTGGAAACACTGGCGGGGATACCGGCGGTAACACCGGAGGCGGCAGCGACAACGGCGGCGGCGACACCGGTGGCAATACCGGCGGAGGTGACAACGGCGGTGGCGGTGACACTGGCGGGAACAACGGCGGTGATAATGGCGGTGGCGACACTGGCGGCGGTGACACTGGCGGGAACAACGGTGGCGACAACGGAGGGGATAATGGTGGCGACACCGGCTCCGGCGGTAACAACGGCGGCCACAATGGCGGAGACCACACCGGCAACGGCCCAGGTAATGGCAATGGCAACGGCGGCAACCACGGCAATGGTGGCGGAAACAACAACGGCTCCGGTCCAGGTTCGGGTAACGGCGGCCACAACAACGGCAATGGCAACGGTAACGGTAACGGCCATGGCAACAGTGGTGGCAATGGTCACGGCAATGGCGGTGGCGGCAATGGAAACGGAGGCGGTAATGGCGGTGGCGGAAAGGGTGGCCGCCACTAACCCATAATCCACACACAACAAGCGGGGCACTTCGGTGCCCCGTCCATCATCCCGCCAAACATGGCAACCACGGAGATTGAAGTGAGCACACTCGTACCCACTGCAACGATCGAACAACTCTGCGCTTATCGCGATGAAGCAATTCGTTTGTACGAAGAAGCATTTGAGAAAATAGCCGAAGCATCGACCGCCGTCACGAAGGCAGGCTTGATGTGGGAGGCCGCTTCTCCCGGTAAGCCGAGCCGCCATTACGACGGCGCCGAGGAAGTCAAGGAGTTCTTCCGGGCCGTCAACCTGCCTGACCGTGACCGCTATCTGCGCACCGCGCGCCGTCTCATCGACGTTACCGTATGGACCCACGTCATCGACATCGCTGGCATCGAACAGCTCATGGACATGCAGGCCAAGAACGAGCTGCGCGACCAGATGAAGTATGTCCCGGAGCGCACCGGCCGCAATGGTGAGATCATCAATCAGGATGAGATCGACCGCATGCTGCCGCCCGTCACCCCGGAGAACATCTACGCCACGCTCGAGCGATTCCAAGGTGATGCCGAGATGATCTTTCGGCGCGGCATCGTCAATGTCTTCACGAAGTTGGACCGTCGCTTCCGTTCGCACGACGGATTCAAGGTCGGCTCGCGCATGATCATCGATTACCTGCTGCGCAGCAGCACGCATCTGTATGGTGATCGCGCAGATATGCTGACCGATGTAGAGCGAACGTTCCTCGTGCTCGACGGCAAGTCAGCGAAGGCCAGCTATGCGGGCATCGTCGAAAAGATCAACCGCGAGAACCCAGGGAAATGGAATCAAGCAGTGCAGTTTGAGGTGGTTTCCGAATACTTCAAGGTCCGTATCTTCAAGAACGGCAACGCCCATCTCTGGTTCAGCCGCAAGGATCTGGTGAAGAAGGTCAATGAGATCCTGGCCGACCACTACGGCGAGGTGATCGGCGACGGGATGACGAAGGAGGAAGATCCTCTCAAGAACATCAAGACCACACCGGCTCGCTACTTCGGATTCTACCCCACGTCAGACGCGACTGCCGAAAAGGTTATCAGCCATGTACGCCTGCTCCAGCGAAAGGACGAGCCCCAGATACGCATCCTTGAGCCGTCGGCCGGGACCGGCAACCTTGCCCGACGCTGCCTTAGCACCCCGGCTGCCCTCGATAAATGGTCCGGCGGCCGCGACCGCTACATAGATCAGTACCGCATGGACAATGTGGTCGACTGTGTAGAGGTGCAGCCGCACCTAGCTCACCAACTCGAGGCACAGGGCGTCTACGGCCGCGTAGTCTGCGCCGATTTCCTGTCGCTCCGGCCGGATTCGTCTCGCCTCTATGACAGAGTAGTCATGAACCCGCCCTTCGACCGGGAACGGGACATCGACCACGTCGTGCATGCCATCCAGTTCCTCAAGCCGGACGGGCAGCTCGTCGCCATCATGTCGGCCGGGACTGAGTTCCGGCAGACCGCCAAGTCCATAGCCTTCCGCAAGATGATGGAAGACATGGGCGCAGAATGGACTGATCTACCGCCCAATTCCTTCTCGGACGTGGGCACAAACGTGAACACCGGGTTCATCTCGGTCTGGAAGAACGGACGTAAGAAAACCGGCCGCTACGACAGACCGACTTGGCCGAAGGTGGGATAAGAGGGTAAGTGTGAGTCAGTAACAACGAGGGATTCCCATGTCGCAGAAACCATCATCGAAGCTTATCGCCAAGGCGCTACCCAAGGGTGACCGCTTCACCGGACAATTTTCATTACCCGGACTGATCCCCGATCTCGTGCGGGGTAGGGATGGCAACATCCAATTCTTCGACACGGAACAGCAAGCGTACGTTGCAGCAATGGAAGCGGTGATCCGTCTCTATGACAGCCGGACCATCGATACCCGCAAGGCTGGCGGCTACCGTCGCCTTACTGGAGCCGAGCTTGCTGTATTGCTCGATGAGGTTGACATCACGCCTACCTACTTCGCTGAGATCGTTGGCGTTCCTCAGCACCGGGTCATGAAATGGCTGGACGGAGAGCAGGACATCCCGCACTCCGCCCATGTACTGGTCAAGCTTATGAAATTGAACGACGACAACTTCCGTGTCGCAGAAGAAATCACAGAAGAATATCGAGAGAGCTCATGAAAACGGCAATCAATCACTTCCGAGTCTGGGTCATTCGTATGGGCTTCAATCAGAAGCAGATAACCGCAGCAGCCAACACGATTGGCATCCAGAACTCGGTCACGGCGAGCCTTACTTTCAATGGTAAGCGCGAGCTCACCTTGACCGAGCGCCTTGCGATGTCAGCAAGGCGAGCTGGTTTGCAGCCCTGGACTCCCGACTACGACGCCGAACTGACGGAGGCATCTCCGGTACGTCACGATGCCAGCGCTGTTTGAAAGCAGCGTTGTTCATATAGCCGAGCTGCTTCCCTACCTTATCCAGACCGTAATGCAGGGCGAGAATCGTCTTCAGTCTCTGCTTCCGCTTGGTCCCTCGCTTGTCTGCCTTCCGGCTTTCCGGCCATAGATCAAGCCATTCATCCATAACGACAACCGCCTCGAGCATCTGGTAAACCCACTCGTCACCGATGGCACTCTTCAGTCGTTGCAGGATCTTGCGACAGTCCACCTGATAACTGACGATGTCCGTCGGGCCGAAGCCTCCGCCGCCTGTTCCTTCAAGGTTGGCTGACTTCAGCACCTTGACCTGCGCTCCCTGAACGAGATCCCTAAAGCGAATGGCGGTGTGAAACCGCACACCGCCCATTCCATCTTCGTCCGGTCCCAATTCCATTTCCCCATTCGATACCAGAAATTCGATGGGGCTGGCCTGCGCATTAAGAATCGTAACGGCGTCTCTTACATCGAGGAATGACCGGCGCTCCGGCATAGTGGCGACGACGTCATCTCCTAGCGTGTCGGATGCCATCACCCTGCCAATCATTTCATACATCCGCGAGCGCTGCTCATCGAGCTCCTCGCCTCGACCATAGAAGGCGACCAGTGGAAGGACACCTGGCTTGAGCGTTTCGCTCGCTTGTTCCTTCGCTGCCTTCAGCCGGCCCATCAGTCTCTTGCTGGCAGTCATGTCCGACTCCTTGCGCCCTTCCTCTGCGAACCACGCAGCGGGATAATCTTCATTGGTATCCGGTCGAGAAGCCCGCCATCGGTAAGCGTTCCGTCGTCTTGCTCCCGGATCTCCAGCAACTCGCTCAGTGCTTTGCTTCGCTCTGAATCTGTCATGGCTGAGCGGTTGGCGTAAGGGGAGCGGGTGACCAATCCAGATATTTGTTTCGGCCTTTTCATCAGGACGGTGGCTATGCTCCGCTCCGACATTCCGATGACCCACAGCACCCACGCCACATAAACATCGCGATCGGAGTGCTTGATAATCTTCAAGGTTTCTTCTTTGCGCATCGCTTTGCCCGTCCTTTGTAGGTTACTGAAATCGTGCGGGTCTTGCCCTTCTGCCTCACCGATTCCTTGAACGCGCCTTCCGCTTTAGCCATCTCGGCTCCGGCTATTTCACCGAACCGGTGGAGATGGCCGTTGACGTAGCGGACAAGGTGCTTGTTCAATGCTTCGAGTGCGCTCTCCCTTGTCGGGAAGATCTGCGGCTTGCCTCCGACCCCGAGAATGGGCTTGGCTTCGCCGTCCATTGATGTCCGCAGGAAGGCTTTGAACCCGCCGCTGAACTGCTTCTGCGTGTACGTTTCAAACTGGTTCATGACTGACCTCACATCCCTGCCGTGTCTTCCCACAAGGTGGTCTGTGTGACCTGATCCTTGAACAGGGTAAGCTTCCCATCCCAATCGAAGATGTGCCTGTCGCGCGGCGTCCCAAAGCGGTCCTTCAGTTTGTAGATTTCAATCTTCCCTCTCGAAACCTCGAGGTCTGAGTCCCACTTCTCCCGGCCTTTTCCGTTGGAAGAGGGTGGGTTTTTCTTCAGCCAGTCGTATCGGTTGAAGTTGGCGAGCATGATGTCCGCGTGTTCTTCGAGCGACCCACCGTAGAAGTCTTCCATCTCAGGCTCCGGGTGCTCCTTCTGACGAGCTGCCTTGGTGAACTGGCAGAGGCCGATCACAACGCAGTTAAGATCCTTCGCCAATGCCTTGAGATCACGAGCGTTTTCATATGCGCGTTCGACCGGGTCCATGCGGTTCTTCGTTACACGATCGACCAGCTTCAAGTGATCGACGCAGAGAAGATCAAGGCCGAACTTACGCTTGTGAGCGAAGGCTCGGCTGCGGATCTGCTGGATGGTCATCTTCGACGGCGACACAATGGTCAGCTTGCGGTCTTGGAAAAACTTCTCCGCCTGCATGAGAGATTCCATCTGCTTCTCGTCGATGCCGCGCAGGATGTCGCGCATGGAGACGCCGGTCTGCCCGGCCACCGAGCGCGCGACCAGCGCCATGTTGTCCATCTCCAGCTCGAAGAGAGACGTTGGGTGGGAGACGGAAGAGAACAGCATTTGCTGCATCGCCGCTGCCGTCTTGCCCGAGCCGGGGTTACCGCCCCACAAAACCAGCGATCCCTGTGGGAAGAGCCCGACCATCTGTTCCAGCCCCTTGAGGCAAGGGCGCAATGCCATGCCGCTTCCGTGCTGTGTCGCAGATGTATAGATCTGTCGGATCGTGCTCGACACGCTGGCTTCATGCTCAATGGCGGCGTTGCGCGACATATCCGCAAGGCGTTCGGATGCGCGGTCGATGATCTGATCAGGGTCGAGGTTGATGTCGTTGGCCGACTTCAGGATTCCTTCGGCCAGTGCCTTGATCTTGCGGCGGCTGGCTGTCTTGCGCAGCTCATAGGCATAGTCTGAAAGAGGCAGCTCTTCTTCACGGCTGGCAACGTGCAGGAGCATGGACAGATAGGCGTCCGGGTCTTGATCGTTGCTCAGCGAGCCGAGACGGCCTGCCACGATGGGAACGCGCACGGCTCGACCATCACTTGCCAGCTCATAGATCACAGCGAAGATCTTCTGATGATCGTTCGATGCGAACATCTCCATGTTCATCAGCTCCTGGATGTTCCAGTAGTTGGCTTCGTCCAGGAGGATGGCGCCGAGGATAAGCTGCTCGATCTTGATGTTGCTATAGGTATTGGACGTTACGGATTCGTTGCTCATCGTTCTTCCTCAAGGTCCACACGTCGAGCCAGTCATCAGGCTCCGGGGACGCATAAATCACTGCTTCGAGGCCAGCCTCTCTGGCCCTCTTCTGAAGTTTCTTGGCCGCGGCTATGCCGGGTGGATCCACGATCTCTCCGGTCCTCTGGTGCAGGCGATGCCTGTCTCCATCCGCGTAGATCTCAAGGCGCTTGACGCCTTCTGGGATCTCCAACCCCATCATTCCCGAGGTGGACAACGCGGCCCACACAGAAGCTGGCTTGCTGGACAGGAGCGCTACCCCGAGACCTGTCTCGATGCCTTCCGTCAGCCGCAGCGTCTCCGTTACCGGCCCCAACCGCACGGCCCCGCCATTTGCAGGACCGAGACCGAGCTTCACCTTCCGGCCGTCCTCATTCACGAGGGCCTTGCCATTCGGCTGAAGGAAGATTCGCCAGATGGCGATCAGCTTGCGGTCCTTGTTCTGCACGCCGCCAATCAGGGCAGGGTGCTTTGCTCCTTGAAGCGAAAGCCCCGGATGAAACCGGAGGCTTGGCATCCACTCTGTCCCTTCCGGGAAGTCTGCCAGCTCGATCGAACGAGACCGGAGGTATTCCTCAGCCAGTGTGCCGACTATCGGCTTTGCTTCTGCCCAGATGGAGCGAACCGTTTCCGTCTTCCTCTCCATGTCTTTCTGATCTTGTCGGGCGCGCTGCTCGTCGCGCCTTTTGCGGTCTTGTTCACGCTGGAATCGCTCGCGGCGTTCCTTCTCGGTCTCTTCCCTGCCGGGGAGATTAACCCCGGCGAGAGAGGCCACCATTTCCACCGCCCGAGGGAATGAAACGCCGTCCAATTCCATGAGGAACTTGAAATGGTTGCCGGTAACGCCGCAGCCGAAGCAATGGTAGCGGCCCTTGCGATCCTCACAGTGGAACGATGGGCGGTTTTCACCGTGGAAGGGGCAGCAGAACCAATAATCTCCACGGTTCGGCTTGCTCTTCTTGTTGTCGACGCTGGCGCGGGTCCGAATGACTTCCGATATTGGGATGCGTTCTCGCAGATCTTCGAGGAAGCTGTCGGTAAACCGGCCGCTACCTCTCTCACGCATTACCCTGTGCCCCCGCCATATACAGATCGAGATTGGCAAATATCGCTGCCACCGCAGTGGAACGACGAGCATCGGCTTCCGAGCGCACGTCCTTGCTGAGCGTGTCGTCGTACATATCGGCGAGAGCGCGGAAGTAATCCACCGCAGCAGTCGCATTAACTTCGGACAGCTCCTCGAGGAACGTGCTGACGCCGACCAGAACGAAAACCATCCCAGAGATGCCGGTCTCCGCGCAGGCGCGGTTCGTGGCGTGGACCAGATGTCGGTGAACCGCATCGCGGATCGCCTGTTCCTGCTCTGGAGTGACGCGCACCACCGGCTTGATTGGATTGCTCATAGGAAATTCTCCTGCTGGAAAGACCGTCCGCGATCAAAGGCGTGGTCCGGTTCATTCATGATGCGGAGGGCGTCGAGCATGCACAGCGCTTCCGCCTCATCCTCAGTCGAGTAAGACCAGCCGTTCTTGTCGCAGTACGTTTTCGCCTGCAGCTTGAACCACTTGGATCTTTCGGCCTGCTTGGCCTTCTTCATGGCGTCAGGCACACGGAGCTTGCCGTGTGTCTTCGAGCGCCATGTCGAGATCGCTATGAACTGCGGATCCCGCAGCCCCATCGTGTGACACAGAGTCTGTGCATGGGTAGGCCAGCCCGACGAGAAGATGACCTGCTGCGCATCGATGGCTGACTTGCCACCGGGGGTGCCGTGATCGACGATGGTCATCAGCTCTATGCCAACGAGCGGGTCGGGCAGGGCGCTCAGCGTGCGCTTCAGGTACTGAACGAAGGTGGCATATGCCTCTCCCGCGCTCTTCTGATTGAACTTCCAGGTGCCGTGGCGGATGTTCTCTCCACCGGCCAGACAATAAGCAAAGCCCATTGACCGGCCCGGATCGATAACAAGGTAGCTTCCGGGTGAATCGCTCATGCCGGTCGCTCCGCATAGAGAAGACGGGCCGGGGCAGGGAACAGAGGTTTCGGCCCCCAGACGTACCAAGCATGGTCTTCGGTCCCTGTCTGGCCGTTGCCTTCCCAGCTAATGCGATCGACGAGAACGATCTTTGCGAGGAAGCGTGGGTTGTCAGCGAACAAATGTTTGCGGGTCTTGCCGCTGTCGAACTTCGCTGTCAGGAGCAGCGCCACATTGCCAGCGCAACGCGCCAGCGCCTTCTCTGCAAACTTGACCGCAGTACGGTTCTGCTTGCCGTAAGGTGGGTTGGTGACGATGGAGTCGTAGACCTCGTAATCATCCCGGTCAGACAGGAAGTCGAAGATCTCGTCGTGTTCGCGGTAGTAAGTCTCGATGTCAGAGGTGTAGACCTCCGCCCCGTTGGCCCTCAGCACGTCAGCCATCTTGTGATTTCCGGCCGCTGATTCCCAAACGTTGTATCCGCGCACGGGAAAGTATTTGAGCAGGGCTTCTGTCGCCCACGCCTCTGTTTCGTAAAGCTCGTTCTTCTTCAGGTCATATCCAGATGCGGTGACGGTCATTCTTTCCTCCCGACGGCGCGCATCACGCGCTTTTCCATCAGTGCTATTCGTTTGTTGAGCTGTCTGGAGAACCAGACGAGGCGGTACTTGATGGGTTCGCCGGACCTCGGCTCGCTGATGAGCCGCATGAATTTTCCGTATGGCGTTGAACCCTTGAGGCGGTTGCAGGGAGCACACGCTGCCGCGATGTTGTCCTTGCTATCGAGACCTCCGGCCGACCGCGGCTTGATGTGCTCGCGGGTTACCTGTTTGACTGTCAGCGGATCGAGACAGTAGATGCACTTGCCGCCCTGCTTCTTCAGCGCCGACTCCCTGTCGGCTCGGGCAAATGCTGCGTCCAGTTTGGACTGCTGGAACTTCGAAAGACGCCCCTTAGCCATGGTCTCACCATGGAATCCGAGGTCGTCCGCGTGGTGACGAAACCATCGCGAGAACCTTTCAGTATGATTGGGTGAGGTATCCGGTCTTACCGGTGAGCCGCGGCGCCGTAGCGCCGGGCTTATCTCTCAGATGGCATAAGTGCCGGGTTACACTGGCCTTAACGGACAGGCGCGGGGATGTCGCATCCAGGCGTCGAGCCGTTATCGATAACGATCTGAGCCGCCTCAGTGACATGATCGAGGCGCTGATCGTCAAACCAGCAGCCCTCGGGCTTTTTCGTGGTGTCTTCGCTAACTGGCTGAAGAAGGGTTTGAGCGCACCCGGTGATGTATTCGCAATGGCCGGTAGCCACACCTTTGAAGCCAGTGATCTTGTCTGTGTAAGTATTTCCAAGGATGATGTTCATCTCAATCTCCATATGTCTGGCATTATTGCCGGGGTGAATGCTGTAGGCTTTAGGTCAGATGGTCTTTTGGAAGTATTCTGCGCAGTCTTCGGCGTATGCCTGTCCAGTGTTGCGCCCGTTGAGTGCTGCTCGCCCCTTCGCCAAGATAGTCTGTATGTCTTCGTTGCGTTTGATGGCGGCGGCCGTCTTACCTGCCTTTAAATTGCCTACCGACGCCCATTCCATATCCGTAGCGCCGACCTTCGCTACATAAACGCACATCCTCTTTTTCCTAGCGACGGTGATGAGAGTCCCGAAGGTTCTCCAGAGGGATTCGATGTCATTGGCGCCGTGAACCGCTGCCTCCTGTGCCATCTGGCCGAGCTGGCTTGAGGCGTAGCGCCGCTTCCCCTTCGGGGTGTGCAGTTCAACCATTTTCCGATCAAGGGTTCGACCCGCGCCATCGAACGCAGCTATCATGGCGTCTATAATCTCAACGCCCACATCAATATTCATTTGGCGGCTGCCAACGCCGAGAATGTGGCGGTTCTTTTTCTGTGAGAAATCGCAGACAGTTTCAGCGTGCCTGCGGAAGTCGTCGCGAAATTCCTTCTCGCTCACAATGCGATTAGTCATGGTGATAATCCTTTATGGTTGTCAGGAGCGCGAGTGAATAGTCGACCATGGACATATACTCGTCGACGGTCACTCGCGAATGGGAAGCGATGTGCTGGTAGACTGCCACGGGAGAGGCTTTCACCGTGGCGATGTTGCGGATCGCACCGAATACAGAGATAGCGCGGTCCTTATCGGACGCGGTTTCGATAAAATCCGCGTCCTGATATTCATCATGCTCGGCATCGATCTCTGCTTTCTCTTCGTCAGTAAGATCGCGAGCGAAAGGAACTATTTCGGCCGTGTGGCCTTCGACAATGGCGACAGGCTTAGGCTTGCGAAGCTCCGCGTTCTCCAGCTGGAGGCGGCGGATCTCATCTTTAAACCCGGCTTCGATCTTTTGAGCCGCCTCGGTGACCGCAATGGAAACCCGCTCGTCCATCTCCTTTTCGACGGCGGAAGCCTTGCTCTCTGCCTCCTCAGCATCCTTCACCGCGAGATCTTTACCCCTTTCGAGCGCATTAGATTGCTTCTCGAGGTCTGATATGCGGGTCCGAAGCTCCTTTACTTGAGCAGCCGTAAAGACTTCACCGGCAGAAACACGTTCTGCGATAATGGCCTGAATGTCAGGTCCGGCTTTGGCTACTTCAGAGAGGGTAGATGTTTTCATGTTTATCAATTTGATAAACATTTCAGGCTGTATTCCATTCGCGATCTCTATCATGCGATAGGCGCTTGCTTGCGGGATATGCGGGAGGCGACGCGCCAACCACTTAACAAACCCCTCATCGCCACCTTTATACCTGTGTAGTTCTTGCGATTTTGCCAGCTCGCGTCCGATGTCTATTATGGCATCACGCTGAATACGATCGACGTTCTGTGCATGCTGCTCGATCCGCTGATTAACATCATTAGCGTCAATTGCCGTGCCCGTGAATTCCTCAAGGTCTGTTTGATGTGGCATGGCGTTCATTCCGGCGCCTCCTCGCTCATTGATGCAGAGAGATCCTTGTTGGCAAGCTCGGTGCCGTCATTGAAACCCTTCTGCCAGTTCTGGAACTCCTGCGAGCCCGGCTGGTACGGGTTGGTCGCGCTCTTGCGACGGCGCCCGGCTGCGAAGCCTTCGTCGTAGGCCCGGTCTTCCTGCGGTGTCCGATCCTTGTCGAGGATGTCGAGCTGGCGGCCGAGCTGGTGACCGAACATGCGGGCGATACGGAGCTTGCGTTCGAAGTCGGCAATAACCTGACCGACGTCCTTGTCCTCGAGGGACTTGGCAAAATCGTAGTCCTTCTTGGACCAGCCGAGATCCTTCAGCCGCTTGTATTCGGCGTTCATGTCGCCCTTGGTGCCGGCCATATCCGACTCCATGCTCTTCAGGTTTGCGAAGCCTTCGAGGAACTTCTGCTCTTCGTAGAGCTCCTGTTCAGTCTTGGTGTTGTGGTCTCTGGTCATCATCATGCACCTCTATTTAGGTTGCTTCTTAATTCTGAGACGCTTTCGCGCCTCGTCTATCGAGACCCCTGATTTCAGGAGGTCGTAGTAAGCCGCCTCCTGATGAGGAGGTACGTAAAATCCCCTGCGGGATGTCTTGTAACTCTGGATATGAGGAGGAGCCTCGAATACTTTTTCGCCTGCATTATCAGCAGTTAGCTCAAGCTTCTTGATGCGTCGGATCACCTGTATCCGGTGCACACCAAGGAGGTTGGCGATAGTACGAGTAGGAGTATTTTTGCGTACGAGGGACCGCAGTTCTCGATCGAGTTCAGCGGTCCAAATCAGGTTGCCTGTGCCAACCATCGGGGCTCACTCCCCAACAGGATCACGCAAAGTCTCATCACTCGGAATGTCGAACCCGAGCTCCTCCGCTGCCGCAAGGCATGTGAGGACAATGAGACCCGTGCAAAGTTTTTCCTTTTTCTCTTCAGCTCTGAAGACGGAAACCTGCGTGCTTCCAATACGCTCGGCAAATGCCATCTGGCTTTCGCCGAGTTCATTGCGGACGAACTTTATCTGACGACCAGTCAGGGTAAGCTGCTCAACTTCCGCCATAACTTGTTTGTATCGGGTCAGGATGTCGTGGAATTTGGTGGTGTTATCTCGCATTGTTATTCACTCCGTGTTGAATATGTAATACAATGCGAATTGGCTATGGTAAATACGAAACGTATTTAATTTGTCAGGAGACTTCGTTATGCATCAAGAAGAGCCGTTCCATCGCCTCAAGGTGGCGCGAGTAAACGCTGGCTATAAGTCGGCAACGGATGCCGCCCGTAGTATGGGCGTGAAGGTTGTCACATACACAGCGCATGAAAATGGCACACGCGGATTTGATAAGGACGCCCTCTTATACGCAAAGCATTACGGCGTTGACCCTGCGTGGCTGCTATTCGGGACCGTCCCATTGGCCGATCCAGCCGATGACGAAGGGCAGGCCGCTCGTTTGAAGGCGAAATCCAACGCGGCAGAACTTATCAGATCCACAAACCTCGATGAGTTTTGGGATATGCCGAAGGACTTCCTTGAAGTCGGTCTTGATATTCACAATGACTGCGCGCGCGTCATGGAGATCGTCGGCGACTATATGTACGATCCGTATAATCCGACTGCTCCTGGCTCACTCTTTCCGGGTGATAGCGTCATCATTGACATGAATGACACACGCCCCACTCCTCCCGGAGCATTCGCTGTGTATGATGGTGATGCCGTTTCGGTGAAGATGGTCGAAGTCCTTCCGTCTGAAGGCCCGCCGCTCGTTCGGATCACCGGCAGGAATCCTCGATATGAAGGCTACGAACGGAGTGCCTCGGACGTGCCGATTGTCGGTCGAGTTAAGGCGAAGGTGACGATGCTGTGACGTGCCAACTTTCGTTTTTCTTCGTTTCGCCGCGCATTTTTTTGGAATGAGATTTTAGCAATAATATTAAAGGCTTGAGCACTCCATAGGCTCATACCCAGAAACCAATCTACTTTACGATTCTATATGGGTTCACCGTCTATGCTCGATTGAGAGATCGTCGTGACTCCCACAGACCAAGAACCCCGCCATGAATAACATGGAAGGGCTCCTGGAGTAGGAGGGGTAGTCCATGCCCGACCGAGCCGACCGCCGCTTATCCCACAGGTAACGGCGGGGTTGCTCGCCTTACCATCTTGGCCTCTTTTTCGTGAGCACTCACGCCGATCAGGGCAGACCACCAGCTTTCGCCGCCAGAAACCCTTTGAGCCAGATCGAATCCCGTTCCTTGCTCAATCATCTACTGCACGGCCGAACCGGTTTCCGTCATACCTTGCAGCAGACTGGACGGCTCATTCATTTTGTCTTGAGGAAATACGTGACGTATGATATTCAATCGTCACTGGATTTCCTCGTCGGCTAAACGAACAATCTCTCCAGTCGCGGCCCCGTGCATTTGCTAGATGCAGCGGGGCCTTTTCTTTTATGCTCCTTTTTTTTGCGCTTCGTCAATACGTTTCGTATTTTATTTGTTGACACATACGATGCGAATAGTATTATGCAATTCATAGCGTAGATTTCGAGCCGACGAAATGAACACCAACATTCTGAATGCAGCACAACGTGCGTCTGACCGACGCGCGCAGATGGAAGTCGCTATTCGCGCCTGGCATCAGGGCCTCCCGCTCACGACAGAGCAGAAGGATCTGATCCACGAGGCAGGAGTGGTTTCTCTCGCCCACGACATGCGGCTTCCCGATGAATGACGAGTGGGAAATTCAGGCTGGCTTCGAGCTCTACAAGCAGTTCATCCGCGGCGGTTACGGCTCCTGCATGGAGGTCACCGTCAAGGGGAAGAAGGTCCGGGAAACCCCGGAACAGGCGTGCGTCCGAAGATGGCGCCGACTCAGAGACACCGTCCGCGAAGGGTTCATCGCGGAAGGCCGGAAGCAGCAAGAAACTTGAGGTTCATATAATGAAAGTCATCTCTTTTCAGGCCGAGAACATAAAGAAGCTCGTTGCCGTTGAGATTAAGCCAGAGGGCAACCTCGTTGAAATCACCGGGAAGAACGGGCAGGGCAAGACTTCTATCCTTGATGCGATCTGGTGGGCCTTGGATGGCAACAAGGTCATCCAGTCCAAGCCAGTGCGTGATGGAGCTGAGGCTGGCTTCATTCGCCTCGACCTTGGCGACTATGTCGTCACCAAAAAGTTCAAGGTGAAGGCCGACGGCGATATAACGATCTCGCTCACCGTCGAAAACCGGGACGGAGCGAAGTTTGGCAGCCCGCAGGAACTGCTCAACCGCTTCCTCGGCGACCTTACCTTCGACCCGCTCTCTTTTTCCCGTATGCGAGCGCAGGATCAGGTCAAGGCGCTCCGGTCTCTGGTCAAGGACTACGACTTCGATGCCGCTGACAAGGAATCCAAGGAGCTTTTCACCGAGCGCACGGACGTCAACCGTTCGATCCGCGACCTGAAGGCTCGTATCGAGTCCATCGTCATCCCTGAGTGCGGTGTCTCTGAAAAGGTCAGCGTTGAAGACCTCGTGCAGGATCTTCAGAAGGCCATGGATCACAACTCCGCCGTGACAGCCGCCGAAAGCAAGGCGCAGGCCATCAACGCTGACATCGAGCGCACCCGCAATTCGATCTCCACCAAGAAGCAAGCAATTAACGATCTCCAGCATGCGCTTAATCAAGAAGAGCTGCGGATCGAGGAGCTTAACGACGAGCTTGACGGCATCGAGATCGCAGACCGCATCGATACCAACCCGATCCGCGAGAAGATTTCGGAAGCGGATGAGATCAATGGCGCTCTGACCCAAATCAAGGCCCGCGAAGAGCTCGTCGACCAGATGAAGGCTCTCCAGCAGAAGAGCGACGAGCTCACCAAGGGCATCGATGTCATCAACCAGGCATCCGCGAACGCCGTCGTCGCAGCGAACCTGCCCATTGCCGGCCTTCAGCTCACGGACGAGGCTGTCATCCTTAACGGCCAGCCGTTTGATCAGGCAAGCGACGCCGAGCAGCTCCGCGCATCTATCGCGGTGGCGGCTGCGATGAATCCGACGCTCCGGGTTATCCGTGTACGTGACGGCTCACTGCTCGACGCGGACTCGATGGCCTTGCTGACCGAGTTTGCACAGGAAAACGACACGCAGGTGTGGATCGAGACGGTTTCGTCCGGCCGCGAGACGGCTGTGGTGATCGAAGACGGGCACGTCGCCTCTGGTTTGGAGGCAGCAGAATGAAAATCAAGATCATCGCTGGCGCAGAGCCTCACCGTGAAGGCGAGTATCCTTGGTCCTATATGGTCGGATGCGACGGGGTTACCGAGATCGTCGAGGAGGACCAAAACCTCGGCACGTACGGAATCACTTGGTTCGTCGTGAAGAGTGGCGATGCCGTTATCGCAAAGATGAACGCGCTCTACGTCGCTAATATCACGCTCTTTCCTGTGGAAGGCGGTGCGAAATGACCGACCTCAACTTCATCCCGAACGCGGACGGAACTTACACGCTACCGCCCGGCATTTACTTTGATCTGCCAGAGGCGGTTTACCATGCTGACACTTCGCTCGGCTCGACGTCCATCAAGGATCTGGCGTCCAAGCCATGCAAGTGGCAGTACGACCGGCTCCGTCCTCGTCGCGAAGTCGAGCAGGAATACCTGATCTGGGGCAGCGCATGGCACTGCCGCGTTCTGGAAGGCAAGGAAGAGTTCGATAAGCGGTATGCGAAGCCGCCGCGACCGCATGACTACCCGGAAGCGTTGAACACGACCGACCAGATCAAGGACTTCCTTCGCATGCACGGCCAGAAGCTCACCGGCACCAAGCCTGAGCTGACTGCAAGGGCGCGCGAGCTTGATGAATGCCCGCCATTCTTCGACGAGATCCTTGCACGCTGGCAGGCCGAGCATCCGAACCATGTCGAGCTGACTGACCGGCAGGTGGTCGAGATCGAGGACGCCGTTGCGAACATGGAGCGTGATCCGATCCTCACTTCCGTCATGACGGCTGGCTCTCTGGTCGATGGTGCCGCTGAAATGTCCATCTTCTGGGTGGATGAGCGTGGAATCCGCCGCAAGTGCCGCCTCGACTACTCGCTTGCCCCCGCCGGTGAGCGCGTCAAATCTCTGATCGTCGACCTGAAATCGTTCAACTCGTTCAAGGGCGGCTCGGACGAAGAGGCGGCAGTGCTCAAGGTTCATGAGATGGCCTACGACGTGCAGGTCGCCGCGTATCTGGAAGGATATGTGGCCGCACGCAAGCTTCTCGAGCAGGGAATGATCTTCGGAACGCCTCCGCGAGGGGAATACCTGCATTCGTTCCTGCACTCGCAGGGGATCGATTGGGTATGGGTGATGATGCGCCGCGACAACGGCATGGTGCCGGTCACGCTGTCCGTCGACACCGAGGACAAGATGTTTGTCCACGCGAAGAACATCGTCGGGGACGCTCTCGATACCTACCGCTTCTATCTCGACCGCTACGGGCCGGACCAGCTGTGGACTCCGCCGCCGAAGGTTCCGCTGCGCCTGAACCACTCCGTCATGCCTACCTACAACCGAGGAATACAATATGAGCAACCTAATCACCGTTGATTCAGTCGGCGGATTTCTTGACCAGATCCGGGGGGACATCGAGCCCCTCGTTATCGACAGCGGCAAGAGCTTCGACCGCCTCAAGTCGGTGTTTCTGATTGCCGTGCAGCAGAACCAGGACATCCTGAAGTGTTCGACGACGAGCATTAAGCGGGAGATCCTGAAGTGCGCTGCAGACGGTCTTGTCCCGGACAACAAGGAAGCCGCGATGATCCCCTACAAGGGGGAGCTTCAGTACCAGCCCATGGTGATGGGCATCATCAAGCGGGTGAAAGAGCTCGGCGGCGTCTTCTCCATCGTCTGTAAGCTGGTCCACGAGAATGACGAGTTCGTGCTCAACGAGGCCGACCCTGACTCCTTGCTCCACAAGTCAAACCCATTCGCCACGGCTAAGGACCGCGGCGCTGTAACTGGCGGCTATGCCGTTTTTCGCGATGACCAGAAGCGGGTGATGCACCTTGAAACGATGTCCATCGAAGACTTCGTGAAAGTGCGCAACGCGTCGAAGGCTCCAGACTCTCCAGCGTGGAAGAACTGGACGAACGAGATGTACCGCAAGGCAGTGCTTCGTCGCGGCTCCAAGTACGTCCCGATCAACAACGACAAGATCCGTGCGCTGCTCGAACGTCAGGACGAAATGTTCGACCAGTTCAATACTGCGCGTCAGACCGAGCGGGTGAATCCATTCACTGGCGAAGTCATCGAGCACGACCAGACCAAGATCGTCACCGACCAAAGCCAGACCGGCGTCAAGATGGACGCAGGAGCGTCTCAGGAGCGCGAGAAGGAACCAGCCAAGCAATCGCAGCCAAAGTCGGAGCAACGCTCTGAGCAGGCCAGCCAGACCGGACAGGGCAGCAAGCCGAAGCAGGAAGCCAAAAAGGAGGAACCGTCTGGCCCTCCGTCCGCACCGGACGACATCATGATCCAGCGTGAGGACCACGACATCATCCTCGAAGGTTGCGAAAAGCTGCTCGGTATCGCGCTCGACATGGGTATCGACGCACCAGACCGCCGAGGTGTGCTGAAGCAGGCGGCTCAACATTGGGCATCTGCAACGCCGGAGTACGCGAAGCCACTCATGAAGGCATGCATCGACATGACCGATTGGGCAATCAAGCGAGACGCCGACAAGCTGGCATGGTCAGCCGAGCACGCGATGTTCGTCCACAAGGTGAAGAGCCTTCTCGGCGTCGAGAAGCTGAACGTCGGGAAATACCCGTGACCGCATAGATCGTGGCGCCGACCTCTCGGCGTCACCCACCCTTCAAGCATGAAGTACGTAGTGAAATTGAGGAACACACCATGAAGACTTTCGGTGCTGAGGCCCGTGACCTCTCATATGAAATCTCCGAACGGGAGCTTGAGCTCCAACTGCTGACCGAGTTCCAGGAGAAGGGAGGGCAGTTTCGCCTTTCCATTACCTGCGACCACCCTGACGACTACGTCAAGAACCTCATCCAGCGAAAGGCGCGCGACGAGTTCATGCTCAGGACGGTCATGAATTACATGGTCAAGCAGGCCAAGCTGGACTTGAACGAGGCCGTGCTGAAGCTTCGCGTTCATGCCTCGTCACACAACAAGGCGAACGAAAGCGAGGCTCAGCCATGAAGATCCGCTGCATCGATTTCGAAACCACAGGGAAGATTGAAGAGCGGGAGAAGGGGAAGCCAGTTGGCATCTGCGAGTTCGGGTTCGCCGACGTCGACGGCAGCACCGGCGCTGTAAGCAAGCCAGTGTCTTCGCTCATCAACTGCGGAATCGCCATGCCGCCCGAAGCGCGCGCCATCCACCATATTTCAGACGAGGATGTTTCTGAATCACCAACGCCGGACTTCGCGTTCAAGTCTTTGATGGACGGCATGGAACCGGGCGACGTCTTCTGCGCACACAACGCAGCGTTTGAGCAGGCGATCTTCACCGGCAGCACGTTCCCCTGGATCTGCACCATGCAGTCAGCAAAGCATCTGTGGGAAGACGCACCGGGCTACAGCAACCAGACGCTGCGCTACTGGCTTGGAGTGGATGCCGATTTCGAGTGGCCTCCTCTGGCGATGCCGCCACACCGCGCCGGGCCCGACGCCTACGTTACGGCTCACATCCTGTCACGGATGGTCAAGGACAAGCATCCATCGGTCCTCATTCAGCTGACCAATACACCGGTTCTCCTGAAAACCGTGGGCTTCACAAAGGATCATTACGGCAAGCTCTGGTCCGACATGGACCGAGGTTTCCTCGAGTGGTGCGTCGACCCTCGCAGGGACAACCTCAGCCCCGAGATACGGCACACCGCACGTCACTGGCTCAACAAATTGACGATGTCCGGCACTCCATTCGCATAGGCACATTCCGATGACTTACCAAGTTCTCGCCGTCTACCTGCACGGCACACATGCTGAAACCCAATATTACGTGGCAAAGGATTCCGTCACGGTGCAACAGATCCTGCGGGGCGACGATAGTGGTGTCGTCTGCCTCGTCCTTCAGCCCGAGAAGGCAGGGTTGATTGCTCACTTGCTGAACACTTCCGATGAGCAGCCCAAAGGTTCGTAAGCGGATTCCAGACCGGGTGAAGCTCGAGGCCGCGCTGCGAAGGTTCGGCCTCACGATCAAAGAAGTCGAGTTCGATCACAGCCCGGCTCTGGCGCTCAGACCAATCAATCCTCTGACCGGCGACACGATCCCGCCGGCCAACGACCCGGACCACATCGACATGCTTCTCACCCAGGAACACCGGGTCAAGACATTCGGGCGAGGGGGAGAGAAGCGGATTACCACCGCCGATGGAGACATCGGAAAGATCGCGAAGGTCCGCAGGCTCACCAAGCAGCAAGAGGCGTACCGCCAGCGCCTTATCGCAAAGGCCACCGGACAGGAACAGCCGCCACGCAAGAGCAAATGGCAAAGCCGTCCACTTGGGAAACGCAAAACAATTCAGAGGGATACATCCGAATGACGATGTTTCGCATTCACACCCGGTCATCTGGAACGTTCGACGTCGAAGCCAAAGACCCGAACCACGCCCGGAAGATCTTCCTGGCTGAGAACGAGAAGATGATCATCACCAAGATCAAAGTCGTGAAGGGATAATGAAATGAGACTGCCCGACTTTCTGCGCCGCTCCGACGATGCTTCCTTCGCAGAGGCAGAGCGCACTATAGCCAGCACACTCCTGACCGACCTCGACGTGCGGACACGCTTAGAACGAGAGCGTGACAATGCTGCGACCCGCCTGGACACGCTTCAGGCGGAGCGTCTGAGGATAGCCGAGCGGATTTCGTCCGCGACCACGGACCTCCGCGAGCTGGATCGCATCATCGCTGGCATGGAAGCGCACCTGCGCACCTTAGATGTACCTTCCATCGTTGAGTACGACCCTGATCAGATGGTCGCCGCGACCGCAATCTGTGCCGAGGAGGTGCGACAGTGATGTACGTTCTCGTCATTTGCGCTGGCATTTCAGCGATGGGCTGCGGGGTTTACGAGCGATCGGAACCGATGACTCAGACCGATTGTTACGGCGCTCTCGAAGCTCTGCGCTTTGATGTCGACGCCTCCGGGGATACCCGCCGCTCGGCTTACGCCCTTTGCAAGCCTGTCAATCCATCACCGGCACCGAAGGGAGAGGGCGAATGAGATCATTCACGACCTACGGCGTCACCCGCACTTTCGGCGGCACAACTTACCGCGTGGAGGGACTCTCGTCCCATGAGGAGGCCCTGATGCGCGTTCACAAGCGCGCTTTCGAGGATGGCAATTGGTCGCCTCCAAAGCTCCGGGAGAAGTGGTGGCAGTTCTGGCGACCGCGTGAGCACGACATAATCGAAGCGCACTTCGCTGCGCTGGAGGCATTGAACGGGGAGGGCGAATGATCATGAGAAGCCGTGTCCCACATTACGTGGCTCGCCGACTCCGCCAGCTCGTCAGTATCATTGAGGATGGCACCAGCCACAAAGCGGACGACCTCGCGGTCATCCTCGATACGTCACCTCGCACGATCTATCGGGACATTTCCCTTCTTCGTCGTCACGGCTGGAATATCCCCGGAGAAGCTGGCGTCGGTTACATCTTCAAAGGGAAGGGGTCTTTCGACGTCCTGTCCGCTGCGGGAGGCGTGTGACAATGGCCCAACTAGTCCCGTCCCCACACGATAAATCTAAAGGAATCCAAGACATGAGCTCAAACAACGATGCCAGCCATACGGCCCTCGAGGTCTACGTCGTCGGAGACCGCACGATGGAGAAAGTGTTCAGACCTGCCGGGTTAACGAACGTCTCCGATCTGCAGGCAGTATTCGATGCGGTTGAGAAAGCTTTGACAGAGCCGGATCTACCGTTTCGCCACGACGATATCAAGCGCGGGCTGATCCTCTTCCGCACAAGCAACAACGCACACGGCTATACGAACTTCGTATCGTTGACGGCCAAGGTCGACGCTCTCCCGCAGATTGCAAAGGACGAACTGGCGGACCTGATGCGGAGTATTGCCAGTGGGTTGTCACCTGCGTCGGAGGGGGTGAAATGAGCAAGCTATTCAAGGTAAAAGACCCCGGACATTTTGGTGATTGTGTCGTCGGCAAATTCAAGACCATTGATGAAGCCATAAAGTGCGCCGAGGAAGTTCTCGCGGAGTACAGACAGGGTAGCCGCAACGATGGCGAATGGTCCACGGACACCGAAGAAATCAGAGTTGTTCTAGGCAAAACGGTCGTTGCTCGCGCTGTAGAATGCGATGTGATCGAGCGTCCAGACGATGTTGACGAAGACGGTTATTCGCCTTCCGAAGACCTATGGTTCAACAGCGTAGATCGGTACTGCGATTATAAGATCGAACGCGTTGCCACCCACCCATCAGGAGGCGACCGTCATGGCGAGTGAACTGACGCTGGAACAAAAAACATGGCATCAACTCGAATGCGCGGCCAACAGTGTAGGCGGTATTGAAGTTGCTATGGTCAGCCTTCCGATTGCACAAGTGAAAGCTCTAGTCGAAGGCAGAAACACCCGCCCCGCGCCTGCCGCTACAGATACGGAACTGGAGACGGTAGCGCATCAATACCGATGGGGCGGCGATCCTAAATGGAGGTATTTCGGGCCGATCTTTGCTGACGAGCCGAGAGAAACCCGCGCACTTTGTACCCGCTCGCAGGCTAAGGAGCTATTGGCGGCGGAACGGGCGGAGAAGGAGATTGCCGAGCGCAACCGTGATGCTGCCCGTGAAAACTTCCTGACCATGCAGAAGTCGGCTGCAAAGCTCTTGGAACGCGCCGAGAAGGCCGAAGCCGACAACGCGGCGCAGGCAGCGCGGATTAAGGAGTTGACTGGGGATCGTGATAGCTGGCGGCGAGTTGCGGAAAAATTAGCGGGTGAGAAACAAGCCCTCGAAGCCAAGCTCGCGGCTGCAACAGACCTTATTTCACGCGCTAAGGAAATCATTCCAGACAGTTATATCAATTGGCACGATTTCGCCCGCGCCGCGCTGGGAGGGAAGCCATGACGGTCTGGTCACCTCAGCAGAATGAAGCACTGTCAACCGCCGGCGCTTGGCTGCGCATTCGGCATCAGCCAACGTTCTACCTTGCTGGTTTCGCCGGAGCCGGGAAGTCCACGCTCGCAATGCACCTCGCCAGTTATGCCAAGGGCGATGTTGCCTTTGCTGCTTTCACTGGCAAGGCGGCTCGGGTTATGCGCTCGAAAGGATGTCGTGGCGCCAAGACGATTCACGCATTGATCTATAACACAGAGGTCAACGAATCCACCGGCGAGGTTCGCGTCACCCTGAAAGATCCTGGCGCCCTCGATAAATACGGCCTCATCGTTATCGACGAGTGCTCGATGGTGAATGAGGAAATGGGCAAGGATCTTCTGTCGTTCGGCCGGCCGGTCCTCGTCCTCGGCGATCCTGCTCAGCTCCCGCCTGTCTCGGGCGGTGGTTACTTCACCGCACGCAAGCCGGACTACATGCTGACAGAGGTTCACCGACAGGCAGCTGAAAGCCCGATCCTCCGGCTTGCAACGGAAATCCGGGAAGGTCGGTACAAGGGAGACGAGATCAACGCCGACGGCTTGATTGTTACCAGCCGGAAGAACCTCGATGGTCAGCTCGTCACTGAAGCCGACGTAGTCATCGTCGGGCGCAATGATACCCGGCAGCAATACAACCGACGCCTGCGCGAGATTGCCGGGAAGACAGATCCGTTCCCGCTTACCGGCGAACCCCTGATCTGCCTGCGCAATGATCGGTTCGCCAAAATATTCAACGGCGACATCCTGACCGTCGGCAAAAAGAAGGTCGGCAAGAAGTCCGTCCAGCTCTGGATGGATGACCCGGAAGGCGAACGCCCAACCACGAAGGTTAGCGTTCGGAAGGAGTTCTTCGAGGACGATGTGGCTGCTGCCAAGCTTCCGTTCAAAGAGGTTCGAGGCACGCAGCAGTTCACCTTCGGCTACGCCATCACTTGCCACAAGAGTCAGGGCAGCCAGTGGGACAAGGTTTGCGTCTTCGACCAAAGCCACGCCTTCCGCGAGGATAGAGATCGCTGGTTATATACAGCCGCCACAAGGGCGTCAGAGCACCTGACGCTCGTCGTATGAAAGGATTTGGAAATGACGGTTTTATCAGCGCAATCAATTCGTAAGCGAAATATCTTCGAGCCGTTTCACGAGCGCACTGTGATGAACGGAATGACTTTCGGACTCGGCCCGGCAGGGTATGACGTCAGGATCGCTGAGGAGATCGTGCTTTACAATGGCAGGTCAGTTCTCGCCAGCACTGTCGAGCACTTCACCATGCCATTCGACTGCTTGGCTTACGTGAAGGACAAAAGCACATGGGCGCGGCGGTTCGTCCTCGTGCAGAACACAGTCATTGAGCCTGGCTGGCGTGGGTTTCTGACTCTTGAGATCACCTGCGACGGGGATCAGATGGTCACAATACCCGCCGGGTCACCCATCGCGCAGGTCGTTTTCCATAAACTGGATGAACCAACAGAAAGCCCATACGCAGGGAAATATCAGGACCAAGCAGCAGGGCCACAGCCGGCAAGACTTGAAGGGCTCTGACCCTTCGCTCCCTCCAAGTATGGAACCCACGGAAATGAAAACATCAAATTCAGCAACAGCGAATGAAAATCATGGCGGCTCTTCGGGCCGCCGCATCCGTCCGAGTGAGCACGCTCTTCGCATTGCCCTGCGCACAGCCAAGGCTGAAGGCATGGTTGTGGATAAGCTGTGCGTGACGGGTGGGTATATCGAAATCCATTTCGGAGGCGTTGAGGTCGAGTCGTCCGATGGAAATCATGGAGACCTCGATAAATGGTAGAGGCTGCTATGAAAGTAGAGTTCCCCGGTCTTCTGAAGGAAGCCATGGCGTCCGGGCATATCCGGTATCGCGTCCGCCCGAAAGGCGACAAGACAAAGCGCATACGAATATTCTGCGAGCCGGGTGACGACGACTTTCAACGGCAGTATCTGATCGCTCGCTCAGGGGACCAGCCCAAGCCACTGCAGAAAGCTTCCGAAGTCGCGAAGCCGAAGTCAATTGGATGGCTGGTCTCCAGCTATATGGAATATCTCGAAGCGAGGGTGGTCGCTGGAACTTCCAGCGGCAAGACCCTGAAAAAGAAACGCAATCTTCTCAACCGTCTGCTGACGAATCCTGATCGCGTGATGCTAATTCCGCAGGAAAAGTTATTCGAGATGCAGGACAAGATGGGATCGACGCCAGCCCAGGCCGACGCTTTCATTGAAGCCGTCGGTGTCATGTATGATTGGGCGAAGAAGCGGAAGCTCGTAAGCAGCAACCCGGCAAGGGGCATCGATAAGGTGTACGTCAAGGGAGACGGGGCTACTCCGTGGAAGGCGGCAGATGTGAAGGCATTCTTCGCCAAGCACAAGCCGGGCAGCAAGGCGCACGTTGCCATGTCGGTCCTACTGTGGACCGGTTGTCGCGTCGAGGATCTCACCGTTCTCGGCCGGAAGAACGAATGCGTCATCGAGGGCGTGGAGGCCGTCCGTTGGCAGCCGAGCAAGAAGGGATCTTCCGAAGTGACCGTTCCGCTTCTGCCTGCCCTGAAGACGGCCACCCGCGCGCCTACGGTTCAAGGCGGCACCTATGTTCTTGGTCGTGGCGGCAAGCCCTTTGCAAGCGGTGACAGTATGTCGGCGATGTTTAAGCGGTGGTGCAAGGATGCCGACCTGCCGACGCTGTCAGCTCACGGCGTTCGCAAGGGACTCGCTGAACTGTTGGCCGAGCAGGGCTGCAGCCAATATGAGATCATGGCTATCCTCGGCCATTCCGAAGCAAAAACATCCGAGGTTTATACCCGGAGAGTCGAGCGTTGGAAGCTGGCTCTTGGCGCCATGGAACGAGTAGATGTGTCCCACGCATGGTCTTGATGTGGGACACCTCAAAAACTAAGGTGTTGATTTCTTGGGAGAAAACCACTGCATAAGAGTGGTAAATGGTGCGGTCGAGAAGACTCGAACTTCCACGGGTTGCCCCACAGCGACCTCAACGCTGCGCGTCTACCAATTCCGCCACGACCGCCCGTGGTAGAAGCCGAATTGCTCCGGCGAGTGGGCATTTAGCAAATCACCTTGGGGTGCACAAGCCCCATCTGCATCATCAGCCAATCTTTTTCGAAAAGAATGTGAAAAACCGCGTCGCGTTCACCATCACCAATACTGGGAACCCTTATTTTGCGGGCTTTTTCAAAGGCTTCCCTCGGATGATATTTTTTCAGAAAATCTTCACAGAGCCCGTCTTGGGAGCGCAAAAACAGCTGACACGATCAGCAAGTCCGAAGAATCGCGAATCCTCGCTCCAGAAGATTCGTGAAAAACTGAAAAATCAGCCCGCTATGCCCTGAAGACGCCGGATATCCTCCAGACGTTTGATCGTTTCGACATATCCGGCATCGATTGCCTCGGAAGCGCGGTGAAAATCTGCAAGGCCAATCTGGCCAACCACAGGCATCAGCGAAAGGTCTGGTGGATCGCCCGCCATACGTGCACGGGAAATGCGGTCCTGGATGATGTTGAAGGCGTCCATCATCACGCCGGTGATTCCCAGACGCGCTTCCTTTTCGCCATGGACAGCGCCGGGCAGACTTTCCTGACGCATCTGCGCGTGTTTGATGACCGCTGCGCGGCCATACTGATCGTAATGAAGGTTGACCGCCAGAACGAGCCGCTGCTCATAGGCGCGGCAAACGGAAACCGGCACAGGATTGACAAGCGCACCGTCGACAAGCACGCGCTCGTCCCAGCGCACGGGTTCAAACACGCCGGGCAGGGCATAGGAAGCCCGCATGGCATCCACAAGCGGCCCCGACGACAGCCATATCTCATGGCCGGTACGCAACTCCGTGCAGACCGCCACAAAGGGCCGTGTAAGCTCTTCTATCCGCAGGCCATCGAGATGTTCACGAAGGCGTCCATCGAGCTTCATGCCGCCGAAAAGACCGCTGCCGCGAAAGGTAATGTCGAGGAGATTGAACATGCGGCGTCGGGTCAGGCTGCGGGCGAATTCTTCCAGCTCGTCCAGCTTGCCCGCCAGATAACAGCCCCCGACAAGCGCGCCGATGGATGTGCCGGCAATCATTTCGATTTTGATATTGGCCTCGTCCAGCGCGCGCAGCACACCGATATGCGACCAGCCGCGTGCAGCACCGCCGCCAAGCGCCAGCGCAATCTTGCGCGGCTCACGCTTGATTTCAGGCTTCTCAATGACTTCCTGAGCAGGTGCTTCGACGTCTACACTGACAGTCCTGCGCCTTACCCCCCAGTTAAGCAT